CAGTTGTGGAAACAGTCATCAGGTGTCTGTGTGTATGAGAGTATTATATCAAATGGAATGAGGATAAGTTATTTCGGTAAAAGGAAGAGTTTCCAGTTCTTCATCAGTAAATTGAATGCCATCATCAAGTCGTGCTTCATTTTTATAGAGATAGAACTGCTTGAAATTCACAACAGTTCCTCTCAAATCACCATCTCCATCTACTTGATAAACAAGAACATCACAATACTTATTCCTATCATAAGTCAGGATTGTTGCCTTACGAATAGGTGCTTTTTCTCCCTCAACATCACCATAAGATGGAATAGGATAATCAGTAAAGGCATCAAGCATTTGGAGTTCCTTTGTGTATGAGAGTATCATACCACCCACAGAGGCACCCAGAGCATCCCCTGTGCCAGTTCATCAAGTGTCCTCACCCAAGTTCTTATAAATCGCATCCATCCATATCTTATCAAAATATTTCCTGTCTTCATCAGTAATCATATTTGCTCTCATATACTCTTCAAGTGTGATGTTATTATCATCCAAGAACTTTTGGAGTTCTTCAATAGTCATCCAAAGAAACCTCAAAGGTAATTCTAGCACCAGTAGTATTGATATACTTATGTCCCATTTCCATATTCATACTTACCACCTGTGCCTCACCATTTTTGATTTTTTCTGCTACTTGTTGAAAAGATGCTTTCAAGTCATCAAGGTCATAAGATTTAAGTTTTGATAGTTTTGGTTTCTCTACTGGTTTTGGAGGTTCTGGTGGTTTTGGATTGTAGAGTTCATTATATTTTTCTATGAGTGGGTTAGTCATCCTCCCAAATCTCCACTCACTACAATAGGTTCTACATCACCACAGACAACTTCTGCGTTCATTTGTTCCATAATAATAGACACCTTATCCATAACTCTTTCTCTGGTTTCTTGTGTCCAAATGCTATTTCCAACGACACTCAAACTTTTATAAAGAGTATTATGGATTACCATAAGGTCTGCTGCTGATAGTTTAGTCATTCCTCATCCCCAATATTTCCCCAACGATGAAGTGCTTCACGAATAGTATTTCTAACTTCGGGATAAAGATTGTAATACCCTCCAATCTCATCCCAAAGTTCATCAATTTGTTCGTCGGTTGGTTCAGTCATAATCAATAATCAACTCCTTCTGTTTTTTCAATTTCAGTCATTTTACTTTACCTCACCTTTTCGTAAGTCAATAAACACAAATTTATCATTTATTTGATGAATTATAAACCACGAAGAGTTTTCATCATCAATCATAGTTTTTACTTCATCAAGAGTATCATACAACTTCAAAAACTCCCAATCACTCCATTTACCAGTAAGTTCGTGATGAGTTCCTTCATCAATCCAAAATTGAAAAGAATACTGAAAGTCAGTATCACTTATATTACGAATTTTATGAGTATCGGTTAGGTATAGTGGTTCAGTCATAATCAATAATCAACTCCTTGGTATTAATGTTGAAGGATTTCATTTCACATCCACCCAATCATCATAATAATATCCATAAGAACCTCCACCACTATGATTTTTACATAGAATATTACTACAAGAAAACCAATAGTCAAAGTTTTTACTTTCTGGTCGCACTTCCAAAAGAGATTGATTACACAGGTATTCTAACACAGGATTTTCACAATCGGTGCATTTACCAACAACACCCAAACAATCTGGTGGTTCAGTCATTTTTCTTATAAAACTCTATTTTGAGTTGAGTAATGAGTAAATCAACTTTATCTTCAATACGAGTAAGTCGTTCCTCAATTGTGTCTATAAGATATTCATCAATTGCTTGTTTTTTTATTTCGTAAATCATAGTTTTATAAAGTGAAATTCACCATCTTGTTTTGTTTTACCCCAGAGAAATTCATTTGAATCTATATCATATCCAGCATCTCTGGAATAGTAATTAATACCATCAAACTTCAAAAATGTGGAGACATAAGCATTTCTCTTGGGTATGATACAATTATCATTTATACCAATCCAAGAGTTATTTACATACTCAAAAACAATCTCACAAGATTTGGTATTTGTAAGATTATTATAAGGTGTCATAATAACATTCTCACCAGACACGGATAATTCCAATGTTGTTGCCCGATAAGGTTTTTCTTCCCCATCAATATCATACCAACTCTTTGAGTATAACATTCCGTCAGGAAGTTCTTCAAATTTAATATGAATATGTGCCCAAAGTGGTGGACTGTTAAATGCTTGCTGTTGGTTAGAATAATTACCAATCAATTTTACTTTGAAATCTTCAATCATTCTTCATCCTCCCAATCAATCTCAACGGTTTCAAACTGCTCTACATTAGTGTAAGGCATAGGATTTGCAGGTCCTCCCATCTCATAATGGATTTTATCAAACAATTCATTAAGCACTAAACTCTCAAATCCTTCTTGGTCTGGATAACACTCCCAGTCCTCAAACATTTCAGTTGTGGGAGAAACCGTGAGAGTTCGGGTGTAAGTAACTGTGATTGCTTTGAGTTGAATACGCATTTGTTTGGTTGCTTATGAAGTCATTATAAGGCAAAAAGGGGTCTTGTGGAGACCCCCTGTGCCAGTTCGTCAAGTGTCTTTATGATATTCTTACTCTTTTGGAAGTGTCTATTCCTCTTTTTCTTTGATAACAAGCAAGTGCCCCAGCATTAGAAATGAAACCAGTTTCAAGACATTTCCATTTTTGTGAGGCAACTTTTTTAGAATTCTCACTCATTTGTTCTCTGGTAAGTGCGTGAACCCCAACTTTCATTTCATATGCTTTTTTTCCACCATTAAACCCATTTTCACTCAATTGTTTTTTTGTATAAGAAAAAATACCAACACCAAGTTCTTTTGATTTTTTACCATTTTCACTCCTTTGTTCTTTTGTAAAACCATAAAGTCCAGCACCAAGTTTTTTTGCTATTTCGGTTGCTTTTTTACCATATTCACTCCTTTGTTCGTAAGTAAGTGAATGAATACCTACACCAAGTTCTTTTGTCTTATTTCCCAATTCTTTTGCTTTTTCTGTCGTCATTCCATTATGAAATTTTGAAGAAGTTTGATATGCTTTATTCGCAAAGTGTGGATTTTCAACTACTTTATAGTATTCTTGTAAAGTAATCTCATCAATATATGCTTCTTCTCTTGTATTATAATCGTCCTTAAGTATTATCTTTTGAGTTGGTTTAAAGTTTTTATCACTAAAAGAACCAAAATACTTTATATCTTCTTCTGGTAAGCATTTACAGGTTCTTGAACCAAAATATCCTCTACCCCATTCCTCATAGGAATAATAAACATAGTGATACTCTTTGAGTTCCATAGTTCTGCTTTATGTTGTGCCGCAATAGTATTTATACAAGAAAAGGTGCCCGAAAGCACCCAATCTCTGCTATGGTTGCGACACACATAAGCATCTTTATTTATTTAAGTTCTTCTTCTTGTCTTTCAATTTCAAAAGTTTCGTTGAGAAACTCAATTGCGTATTTTCCCACTACGAATGCATCTTTATCCTCAAAGAACCTATCACCAATGGTTCTCATATCATAACACTCTTTGCCTTTATCAAAGAAAGCAATCACATAACAGTTCTCTTGTCCTGAACCATTAGATTGATACCACTTGACGAGTTCATACTTGTTGTTACAGGTGCTCCAACGGAACTCTATGTTACGAAATCTCATTGTTCTCCAACATAGTTTTAATTTGTTTGAGGTCTTCTATTCGTTGTTTAGTAAGGTCGTATTGTTCAGTATACCAATCAAGGTCATTCACTTCGTGATTGAGTTCTTCACGAATGTCCCATTCATAACATTGAAGGTCTCCTTCTTGGTCTTGTATGAGGTAATTGAGAGTATCAAGGAGTGACATTTTCAGGAACAGGAGGAGGAGGCAGTTGAGGTGGGGGGGTTTGAGACGTTTGAGGAAGTTGAGGTTGGGGGGTAGGAAGAATTACAGGTTCTGGAGCAACTTGTGGTTGTTGTGCTTGGTCAAGTTTCTTTTCCAACTCCATCACCTTTTGGTCTAATGGACTCAAAGGAACTTCTTTTTGAGAATCTGACAGTTTCCAACCAGTAGCACCAGCAGCAAAGATACTTGCAAGAGCAGCAAAAACAGAAACAGTTTTAGAAAAACTCATTCAATAACCTCCCAATGTGCGTCAGATTTGTCACCAAAACGGTTAGTGCCAGTACGAGTGCTAACCCAAAAAAAGTATTTACGATTTTCAGAAGCAAGGAATAATTCACCACCAGTGTCCTGCTCTACAATACAAACAGGATTGTTGTCCATAATGTTTGCTAACCTATTCTTGGATTTGCTGGACTTTGGTTTGACTGTTACTTTTCTCATTTTGAATCTCAAGTTTCAGTTTACGAATGGTAGGAAAGAAATAAGCAAAATCTCTTGTTTCAGTGATAGGTTTGGTTTCACCACATACACCACATTTTGCTTCATAAACAGAGGAGCATCCTACAGAATATACTCCATACTTTTTCCCACAGTCAAAGCAGGTATTGGCAGCATTCTCAAGTTTCTTCAGGAGTGCTTTCTTTTCTTTGAGGTTCATAACGCAGTTCAACTCCGTATTTGTTTTTGAGGTTGTCTGTGAGGTAATCATACAGTAGGTAGGCAAACCCGTAGTAGGGTCTTGTGCCAGTTTCGATACTGGTACTCGTTGCGACCGTCCAAAAAATATCAAGTTCGTGTTTTGGTGGAAGAGGTTTCATAAATTTTAAAATTACACCTATTATTATATCATAAAATTTGACGAACTTTCCATCCTTTATGTTGTTTTAACTTTCCCCTTAACACTTTTGAAAGGCAAGAAGAATCTAATCCATATTTTTTACCAAATTTCATCAAAGTAGTAAATTCCTCTATAATTTCTCCATTAGGTGAAGTAAAAAGAAAATGTCTTCTCTGCAAATTTGAAATTGTGTTTCTATGTTCTTCACTTAAAATTTTATTTTTCATTTTTCTTTTTGTTTCTTCACTTATTTTTTTCCCAATATTTGCTTGTCTTATTTTTTCTTTAGTTTCTTCAGTATGCAATCTACCCTTACTACATTTACTTATTTTTTCTCTTGTTTCTTTGGATATATTTTTTTTAGATTCTCTCATTTTTCTTTTAGTTTCTTCCGTATGAAATTTACCAGTCATAGATTTACTTTTTTTTATTCTAGTTTTTAAGGAATAAACTCTATTTTTTGATGATTCACTTATTTTTTTTAATGCTTCTTCAGAAAAATTTGAAGAACCTTGCCCACCATCAGTCCTATTGAGTAAAATACCAGTTTTCAAATTTTTCCTACCAAAAATCGCAATCATATAAATTTCGTGTCTAAATGCTTCTTCTTCGGTTAAATTTTGCTTTAATAATATTACTCTTGATTTATCTTTAGGTGGTTTTATGTCAGTTTTTTTCCTACTATAATATCTTCTTCCACTACCTTTACCTATGTAATAAGGAGTCCTATCTTCTCTTAAATACGCATAGGTATAAAATCTTTTAGGATTTACCATAACTGCTCTTAACTTGGTGGTTATTAGTATTTATACAGGAAAAGCACTCGAAAGTGCTTTATCCCAACCCGAAAAGAACCACCAAGTCAGGCATTTTTATTTATCAGGTAAAGTCTTCATCATTTAACTCCACATCTTTTACAAGGTCTTTAAGGTCATTAAAAAAATCTTCAGTCAACGGTATTAGTTTCTCTTCACCTCTATCAATTCTATCACACATTTCCATCAGATATTCCAGAAACTCTTTTGGATATGTTTCATCCATATTGATGCTACACCAGAACCATTCGTAACACTCTTGAAATGGATCATCAGTTTTCAGTAGAGCATAATCCTTATAATTTCCACCGATAAGGTCTTTCCACATTTTGAAATTGTTTCCAATCTCATGCCAACCAGTTTGCAGGCAGTGACCGAAATAATACTCAAACCAGTTCAGTTTCTTCTTCATCTACCTCTTCCAGTCGTTCCCAATTCCAAGTGTACTCAATAAATCCAATATCAAATCCAAACTTATATGCCCAGAACATAATACTCAAAAGACTACCAGTTCCAGATTTGATTTGAATATATGGACAACCAGGATAATCATTCCAAGAAATCGATGCCTGAAGAAGTGCCCAACGGTCTGTAAATAGAAATTGAACATACCACTCGTGTCCAAAGTCTTCACGATAAGACCATTTAGCAACTTGAAAAAATTTAATTGGTTTCATTATTGTCCTCAAAGTCAAACCATTCATATAGAGAGTTTACCACACCATCTACCACACAATCAACCACAGCATCTTCGTGTGGATTCTCTACATGTTTGTGAGCACGATCATATCCAAATCGGACACCTTCTTCCAGTGCCATCTCAAGAACTTTACGAAAATTGGGTTTCATCAATCTCTTCTCATATCATCATCAGTTCTAAAAAAATCTGCGATATCATCTGCACCATCGAACCTTGTACGGTGCTCTGATGGGTCAGGATGCCCTAAATCCATAATATTTAAAAATTCATCCAGACTTCCTTCTTTCATATTGGGATTTGATGCCTTTCGTCTTGCCTGACGGAGTATTGTAGCGGCAGAACGATTTGCTTTCGCAAGTTTTTCTGCCCAGATCATATCTTCTAAACTCACCTCATCGCCTGTTGCAATCCTATCACAGATTGCTTCAAGACGCAGGCGATATTGTGTAGAGAGCATAAGAATTACCAGATGTAGTGTTATTTATTTTTATATTCGTCCATTAACTCTTTTGCAAGTTTCATAGAACGGCGATGCATTGAATATTTTGCCCATGGAGTTGTGGGATTGTGAATTAACCACCATTGAAAAATCAAACACTTATTCTTGATAATTATTGTAAGGTAATAAAAGGCAGTAGCGACACTATCATCCGTTGCGATGAAGTATGCTACTACCACAAATACAATAAACCAAGCGTAATAGGTCATCGTCTTATTGTTTTTAGATATTCTAACACATGCTCACGAACCGACATGAGTTCATTGTAACATTTTTGGTTATGAGCACATTGACGAAGTTCATGGTCTGGTTTGTGTACGCTCTCAATAAACAGATCGAGACCACGATTCCACTTAACGTCAGGTGATTCTTCCATAATCAGTTCTGTAGTTATACTATTTAACGTGTTTAAAGAAACTTGTCTAAACTGGAAACCGATGCTCCTTTTGCGGACTTTTGAATGTAGGTTTTTGCGGACTTATAGTTGTTTGTAATGTGAACTTGCTGTCCATTATGGAGAATAATAAATTTTTTACCCCAAGAAACTGCTGCCCACATTCCATCCTTGGTCACATAACCGTTTGGATCTCCTGGTTTGGGATTGAGAATACCTTCGTTTTGAGTGTTCATAGAAAGGTAGCAGTGGCACTGATGATGCGAGCATTTGGATGTTGTGCAGAAGCAACTTGCTTTGCTTCTTGAATATTATTGGCGTAACATTCAAACCACCAAGTTTGACCGCCGACATAGAGTTGAACTTTGTACTTCATTGGAATTAACGCTTAACGACAGAGATTGCAGGTTGACCTTGGTTGAACACGGTGTCCACCACCGCTTGCACCTTCCTAGCGGTGCTGATGCCCACAGAAGAGTAGACAGGGATGCAGACCAACCCAAAGGACTTGGTGTAGGTTTCAACGGCACCAGGGGCGATCCTGCCGCTGCTGAGACCCTCTGCGTCGTCCTTGTGCAGACGGATCACCCGCCCGATGGTCTGAGAGATGCCGATGTAATCCATAGAGCGCATAAACAGAACTGCCTCCAGACCAGACACATTGATGCCTTCAGACAGAATGCTGTGATGAAGAACAACAAACTTCTTAGAGTCATCCTTGCCCCAGGCAGAGAGAGTGTCAAAGAACACCTCGCGATTGACCTTACGACCATCGATCACGGCACCAGTCTTGGAAGTGATATACATCCAAGAGAATCCACGGTTTTCCAGTTGCTTACAGAAATCAGTTTGAGAAACCAGATTCTGAATCTGTTTGGTTGCCTTGGAGCAGATAAGAACCTTACCCACCTCCTGAGCATCGATGGTTTGAATCAGGTTCTCACAGTCAACATCAGCAACAATCTGACCCTTACTCAACATCTCAAACTGCTGCACAACAACCTTAGGGGGCACAATGAAACCACCCTCAACAAGTTCAGGGGCAGGGACATTACAAATCACCTGACCATATACTGCACCATCATTCATCCCAGGTTTGGAAATAGTGGCAGAATGCTTAGGAGTAGCAGTGAAGAAATAGCAGCGGTCAGCAGTAGAAGCGAAGTGCTCCGTAGCAGGGAAAAAGTGACGTTGAACACTGTTATGTGCCTCATCAAAGTAAATGGTGTCAACCTTAAGGTCTGCCTGCTGCAGACGCTGCAGAGAGTTATAGGTAGTGAAGATCAGTTGATGCTTATAAGCACGACGAGACCAGTTATGAATCTCATTGGGGCGAGTCGTGCTAAAATGATGTGTCTCTCCCGAGTGCAAATGTGCAACAGAAGCATTGGTAATAAACTCCAAAAACTCAGAAGACAATTGCTCAGCCAAAAGAATTCTTGGGCAAACAATGACGATTGTTTGTGCTTGAGATTGAGAAAACTGACGAATAGCATCAAAAATCATTACAAGGGTCTTACCGCCGCCAGTGGGGATAATGACCTGCCCCTTGCGGTGCTGCAGCAGGGCATCCAGAGCACGTTGCTGGTGAGGTCGGAGTTGAATCACAGGTCTCATCGCGTATGAACTTATTATAGCAGCAAAAAGGGGTCTCATGCGGAACCCTGTGTGACGGTTCTTAAAGTGTCACTATAAAAGATCAGATCCTCATCTCCAACCCAGACAAAGGTAGTCTACATGGATTTTATGGGTATGTCAACTTTGTGGTATAATGTAAAAAATCCAAGATTTATCAACTCCAATGCAAAATAATTTATTTCCAATAACGATCATCGATAATTTTTATTCAAACCCAGATGAAGTTAGACAAATAGCTTTGGAGCAAGAATATATGCCAAGTGAAAAGGGATCTTGGCCTGGAGAAAGAAGTATTAAAAACTTAGATGATATTGATGAAAAATTATTTTTATTCTTTTCTAAAAGTATTTTGAGTTTATTTTATCCACCAGAATATCGAATAGGATTTGATATAGTGTCTTGCTTTCAAAAAGTATCACCAAGACATGAAGAAAAATATCATCCAAAAAATATGGGATGGATACACAATGATGGTTGTTTATTTGGTGGATTGATTTATTTGACAGAAAATCCAGAAAAAGATACAGGAACTTCTATTTACACCGAAAAAAATACATATTTTAGATATGAAATGGAAGATTCTATGGTAATGAGAAATGATTACTTAAAAAAATCCAATATAGATGATGAAAAATATTCAGAAGTACATAAAAAAACTTTTGAAGGTTATGATGAAACAGTTAAAATAGAAAATCTTTATAATCGTTGCATTCTATTTGGGGGAAATAATCATCATGCAGCACAAACTTTTGGCACTAAAGAGCGTTTAACTCAAGTATTTTTCTGTTACAGAATAGACTCTGAGTGGCAATATCCTTTTTGTAGAAATATTTTTTAACGTGGTAAAATATTAATATTAAAAGATACTATTTTTCTTTCATGTTCTGACGTATTTCTATGCGTAAAATGGGATATCATTGATGGAAATAAAATTAAAGATCCTTCTTTTATATCCCTTAGAGATACAATTTCTAAAGAACCATCAAAAACATCAACATGTGGAGATACAAAATTTACAGGTTTATGATAATTTTCATTATAATCTAAGTAGCATATACCACTAACTCCTATTCCATGATTATGAATATTATGGTTCATTCCTGTTTTTTCTATTTGAAACCAACTATTTTCTACTGAAAAAGATGGAAAACTAAAATTACTTTGATAAATTTTTAGTTCTTCTGAGAAAATATTTTCTATATCTTTGTTTAATTTTCCATTTAAACCATAATTGTTGTTTTCACAATAAGTTGTCATAACATTTGCAGAAGATTCAAATTCATATGATTTCATTAATTCATTTAATTTTTCCTTTTTACTCTTCCAATTTTCGCAAATAATATGGAAAATTGGAACACTAAAAATACCTATTATCTCTGGATTATTATTTGTCATCTTTTTTTTCATCCATATCATTTAGAATATTGTTAAAAACTTCTTCCCATTCTTTGTCATCAAAACTCCATTTATTTAATGGGCAACTTTCTAGAACAAATTTTGCCTTTACTGATAAAAAACAACCACATTCGTAACAACGATTTTGAGAATTGTCGTATCTATCACATCCTTTACAAGTTTCTATTCTTTTATTGTAAATATTATCAGAGGCAATAAGGGTTTTATTTTCTTCATTATCATTATTTTGCAAATACTGAAGAAAATTGAGAGAAAATTTTGCTAGATTTTTTCCTTGCTGTAGTAATGATGGATATTTTTTATTTTCCATGGTCATAACATAATTTAATTCTTGAAGGTATTTATTATTGGTATAAACCCCTGATAGTGCTACTATTTATTGATCCTGTCACAGTGTAGTTAGAACCAGAAACTGCTCTTCCTGCTGTTCCACCTGATCCTGAATTTGTGGTGACTCCTCCAGGTGATCCCCAGTCTCCACCATTACCACCAGTCTCTCCAGTATTTCCTGTACCACCATAAGAAGGACATCCACCTTGAGTTCCTCCTGCCCCTCCTGCCCCATTAGTTCTTGCCTGATTATATCCTTGACCAAATCCACCATCTCCTCCTGCACCACCTGGAGCGCCTCCAACTGCATAAGGAGTTGTTACTGTAATAACTCTTTCACATAGAGATTTTCTAAATTGACCTCTCCAATCACATCGACCTTCCCTTTGATAACAATCAATACGATACCATCCAGGATCACAATCGGGGCAACTTCTACACCTATTACCTGTTGTATATCTTTGCGTAGCTGTACTGTAACTATAACAAGTTCCAGAAGATCCAGATGAACCAGTTGAACCCTTTTCTCCACCGCCTCCACCACCGTAAATATTTGCGGTATTTCTTAAAAATAAAACTATATTATTTCCACCAGAAGAATTAATATAAAGAGCATTCCCACCATTACCACCACTAATGGTAGTAGAAGTTCCATTAGATCCACCTGCCCCATAAATTCCACCAGAAACATCAACAGTCAAATTATAAGTAGTTGCATCAAAAGAAGCAGCATACAAAGATATTGAATTAGATCCACATGTTCCATTCATAAATATCCATTTTCTAATATTTTTATTCAAATTACTATTCCAAGTTTGAGCACTAATATTAAAATTAATATCAGTTCCAGTTTGTGTGATATAATAATACTTAATACTATTACGAAATTGTGATAATTTTAAATTTGTACTTGATGAAATATCAGAATTTTCTGTAGCATCAGGAACAATTGGATTTGTATTCGTTGTAGATGTATTTTTTCTCAATTCTGATGCACTAATAGAACCGGAAGCAGATTCCTTGAAATTTAATCTTAAAGAACTGAAGGAAATAGAACCTGAGGAATAATAGGGTCCTGCTTTTGTTACTGTTGCTGTCATTTTTTATCCTCAATATAAATTTTGCCAACCAAATGTAACTCCATTATCAGTACTTCCATATCCTTGGTGTTTTTTTGTAGTTGAATTGTATATAATTGCACCCTCAATAGTACCACCAATACCAGTATTGTTAGATAATTGATTTCTATTTGCAGTTGTTATTGTTGGTACTATAAAGTAACCACTTACGGTCGCGGCAGAACCTACTCGACCAAAATCCAAAATCGATCTTGAAAAATCTGTATTAAATCCAATAGTACTATCTCCATATAGAGAAATTCCACCACCATAAACTGAAATAAACTTATCCCAAAATTGAACTCCAGATGAAAAACTTGACAATGGATCAACATAAATTGAAGTTGTACCTACCCCAACAGAATCCACTAATAATGTACCACCTTGCACATCTAGTTGAACATTTGCAACAGTTGTTCCTATTCCAATACGATTTACTAGTAATGTACCATCTCTGGCATCAATTTCTGCTAATGGGTTTGCGGTATTAATCCCAATTTGTACTATAGATAAAATTCGAGATGATTTTATGTCATTAAATGTAGAAATTCCTGAGGAATTATTTAAGTTTACGTTTGTTAAAACTGGTGGTAAAGTAAGACTTCCAGCAGTTAAGTTTCCATTAATAGTTACATTACTTCCAAAATTAGCGTTACCTGTAACAGTAGATGTACCAACAACGTGCAGCTTGTTTGTTGGATTTGTAATTCCTATGCCAAAATTGCCATTATAAGTTAGTGAAACTAGTTCGGCATTTGACTGACCATACAACCAAGCAAATCTACCAGTTCCTACGCCAGCAGGACCAGCGTGTAGATATGTATTAATATTTCCAGTGTCATTATTAACAATATCAAAAGTCTTTGATTCATTTCCAAATCTCAATACTGCGGTACTTTTACCAACACCAACAGATTGACCAATGCTAATTCTTGCTTGTGAAGTATCACTAATAACTTCTACAAGAGTATTATCAGATTTTCTGATTTGAAGTTCTGATGTTGGTGCTGCGGTTCCAACACCAATTCTTCCAGATTCTAATGCGGCAAATGCAGTTCCACCAGTTCCAACATGAAGTAACTTGGAAATTGTTGTGATACCTGATGGAAATGCATTAACTTCAATACTATCAGCAATAATCTTCGTTGCAGTTACAACACCAACAGTAATATTTGGAGTTCCTGTGAGTGATTGTGCAGTAGTTGCAGTGCCAGTTACATTGCCTACGACATTACCACTAAATCCAGAAGTCGCGGTTATGACTCCAGAAACATTGATATTTGATGGAAGTATTGAGTTTGATAAAGTTCCTGAAGAAATATTCGAAGCATTAATTTGAGTAATTCCAATACCAGAACCAACAAAAGAAGAAGCAGTTATAATTCCCGTTAATTTGATATCGCCAGTAGAGTTAATACCTACACCAGATACTGTGTCCGGATTTCCTCCCACTTGAAGGAAATAATTGGGCATTGTATTAGCAATACCGACCGTTCCGGCAGCATATATGCTCGAATATCCAGTTCCAGTATTTACATCAACCCATTGTGAAGTTGGAATATTAGTTAGCCCTTTACCATCACCATAGTAAGTTACAATTCCAGAAGATGCCGTTACAATACCAGAACTAATTCTAACAGTTCCGTCTGTTAAAGTTGTAAATGTTCCAACTCCAGTAACCTGCAAATTAGGAGTACTTACCCTTGAAGCAGTAACTAATCCAACAACTTTAACATTACCTCGAACATCCAAGAACTCAGTGGGAATTGAAGTTCCAATTCCCACCAGACCATTAGCGTTTACGATAAAGTTATCATCGTCAACCTGAACACCATTCCTAAGGTTAAATGACTTTCTATAATTTGCCATCTTATATGGTTTCTAGTTATTTATCTGTAAGTTTCTGCTCAAGGTTTTCAACCTTCGCAGAAAGTTCTTTAATTGCCTCAACCAACAGTGGAACAATCTTATGATAGTCAACTGCAAGGTATCCATTATCTCTAGTTGTAACTGCTTCTGGAAGAACCTCAAGGATTTCTTGTGCGATTACACCAACATCATTACCTTCTTTACCAGACTTCTCATTCCAAGTATAAGTGTTACCACTGATTGAGAGAACTTTAGCAAGTGGGTCCTCAATCGCAACAATATTATCTTTTAGTCTTTGGTCGGAAGTATAGAATGCTGTGATATCACCGACAACATTCAGTGCTCCGCCAATAAGAACATTACCGTTAGTTTTTAACTCATTATCTGTATCGCAGAAAATAGATGTAAGACCAGTATTTGCTGCGTTGTAAAGAACAATATCACCACCATTATTCAATCGTAGTGCTGTTCCACCACTTCCACCATTAATTGTTAGAATTCCTGTTAGAGTTGTGTTTCCAGTAACTCCTAATGTGCTTGAAAGCGTAGTAGCACCAGTAACTCCTAAGGTTCCACCAACATTTAGATTGTTGCCAATACCAACACCACCAGAAACAATCAAATCTCCAGTTGTTGTAGAAGTTGACTGAGTTCCTTGGGTTAATCTTACAGTATTGCTAAACGTGGATTGAGCTCTAATTCTAAGGTCTTTATTGAAATTAACTGGACCATCAAACTGAGATAATACTTGACCCGAATCACCTCCTTCAACAAGAAGTCTTTCTTTGATAGTAACCTCATCAAATACAGCACTTAATCTGGATACATCTTGACCTGTAACAGTAGGTGTTGGAATATCGTATGAAATAGTCTCTCCACTGGTCGCAGAAGTCTTTGTATTGCCATTAAAAACATCACCATTGCTGTTCATAGCAGTGTAAACAACAACGCCACAAGAGCGCTCCTGAGACTGTGATAAGAAGTCCTCTCTTTCAGTAAGAGTCTTAACTTGAACTTGTGGCAGACCAGTTGAGTAGTTTCCAGGACCATAACCAAGATATTCAAAAGTATGTCCAGATGCTCTTAGAATGGATGGTCTGCGGAATTCTATGGCAATTGGGTTAATCTTACGAATAAGTGAATTGGCATCATGATTTTCTTGACGAGTTCCAAAAGCACCGCGAATGACATTGATTTGAGTAGTATTTGCACTACTTGTCACCCTCATAATTTCATTGTCTACTTGAATATATGAACCAAGAGGAATACGATTTGTTATTGGACCAATTGCGCTAATATTGAGTGTAGTTTCATTGGTAATTGCAGAAGTTAATGTAAAGATTTCATTATTATAGAAAGGAACTGTTCTTGTTCCAATACTTTCTCCACCAGCATCAGAAATTGCATCATTTGCCGAAAGACCGTGCTTGAGAATAAATCCATCTGTTGCTGAAATAGATTTGTTCGTAATTGCAGTAAATTGTGTTACATTGGTTCTTTCCAGAACTAGATAGTCTCCTAGATTGTTATTGCTCGAATCAATAACTCTAAACTTATTACCAGAAACCAGTCCGTGAGAAGAAGAAGTTGTGAATGTGGTAATACCTGTTGTAGAACTATAAGTCGTTCCAGTAATTCTAGATGAAGGACCAACTACAAAGGCATATTGACTTGATAGGATTGTTGGGTCTCCAGCAGTCTTAGCAATTGCAATTTGATTCTTTGCAGAAACTGAAGTGATGCGGTAGTATCCGTCAGCAGTTGTTCCAGCCCCAGTGAACTGAACAACATCACCGATATTTGTAGAAATACCAGCGGTTGCAATTGTAACATAAGCATTTGCGGTTCCACCAATCTTCGCAGTATCAAAATAGAGTGTTTCATCATTGGTATATCCAGAACCACCTGCCTGAATATCAACACCAACAACAACACCACTAGCAGATACTACAACCTTAGCAGTTGCACCATCCCAGTTAGATAGACCTACTTCATTGTATAATTTAACATTATAGAATGTTCCGCTAGTGTGCCCAGAACCACCGGTAAGAGTGCTATAAGTTACAATACCAGCAAGACCATGATTCCTACCAAAGGTAATTGTTGCAATACCAGATGTTGATGGTGATAAGACTGAAGAAATAGTTAAACCAATACCAACATCCTTGAGCAATAAGTCGGCAGATTCTCTAGTAATACTCCTCTTAAGATCGTTTGTTACAACATCACCAATTGGAAAACGCTTAGCGAACGATTTTGCAGCAAATGGGTTATCATTTGCATTATCTCTATCCAGTTGTGGATAAAGATCTACTGGAAGCTGACTATACTCTAGATTTGTAAACTCTATAGGAATCGTATTACTTGCATTCAGAACATAGAGATGATAGATACCATCCTGAGTGTTATAGATGTATGGAGAAATAACTTCATTTCTGTAAATATAGAGATTTCCTTTAAGGTCATTTCTTTCAAATCTTGGAAGATTCATATCTCTTACATTTACATTGTTTGTAAATGTTCCTGGAGTATGTGCAACATCAAAAATATCGGTAGTTGAATAGTTGAATGTTACATCATCTGTAACTACAACTTCAAAAATACCATTATATCCAACATTATCTTCGCCAATTGAATTATCAGTGCTTGTTACTTTTCTAATAGCAACGATGTCACCAGTTTGTAAGTTATGTGGAAGTTCGGATGTGACTGTAACACGATTAGAACTTACTGAGCAATTGCTAATGAATCTTGGGTTCTTATTGTATCCATAATCAGCACTAGTAATACTAGGTCTTGTAAAATCAAAATTATCTCTAGATCCAGTTGAACTTGAAGTTTGAATTACAAATCCATTTTCAGGATCTTTTGCGTTTGCAAGTTCTTTTGGTATAACAACTCTAAACTTATACAGTTTTTCATCAAGACTTCTTTCATCAGAAATACGATTTACATAAGCAAGGTCAGTCGTGGTTCCATATGTCGCCGTGCCACCTGATGCAAATGCATTGTAGATGCCGTTACCTGCATTAACATGAATAAACCAATTATTATTTTGGGCATCAAATTGAATTGGTGAACCAAGTTCTCCAGAGTTTCTATCAGAAACTCGACTTAAAATATGAAGATTAGTTCCACCATAAACTGTAATTGCTTGTGATTGAGTTGCATTTGTATATGATGATGCCAACTTAACCGTATTGTTGTCGCCGTTGTTAATTGCATAATAAATTTGGTGAGCTTCAATATTTTCTGGAAGATCTCCATCATCACTAATAATTATAACTTTTTCACCCGTTAAAAGTTTATTTGCTCCAATTGTAAATGAATTTGATGTTGGACCAGAAGTTACATCATAAGACTTGACGGAACTTGTTGTTCCCAATGCTGTAGTAAGTCCACTAGTGCTGATTAAATTATCGCACATATAGATAGACGCTGAGTAAGTTGCACCAGCACCCACCAAATATAGATTATCATTTAGTCTTGCACCAATTCGATATCCTTGTGTAAGTGAAGATGGTGCAGAGTCTGCAGATGTAAACCCATAAAGATAAAGATGACTTGAAATGCCAACCTGAGTTGTCAATCCGACATTCAGAGATAACCACTCTATTGTGTCTTCTTGAGTAGTATCAACTGCTCTTGGGGGAATAATTGAGGTAATGAAGGCATTATTGTCTTTATTAAATGCCTCTCTTTTAAATCCAGAAGAGTTTAGAGAAATTTGACCAAAGTTTGAGTTAGAGTTGGTGATTGAACCATCACCACCAGACTCGGCATCAAAATGTTTATTAAATCCAATCGCAAATACAGAAACGATTTGAATAAACGCATCATTGGAAATTTTAACATGACTTGTTTCCCAACCCTGACGATAAACTGCATCAGGATCTAAATGGTAAATTTGATCTGAATTTGTTTGTGAAGCACCTTCTGGAAGTGATGCACCATAAACTGGAGTTATATTAACTCCCTGATAAGTTCTTGAAGACTTGTTATATTTTACAAAAGCACGATCATCTTTTTGTAGAGATACTGCAGTAAACTGAGCAACAACGGTGCTTCGGAAACCAGATGCTTTGCTACCATCAGCATGAAGACCGTTCATACCCCATACGGAACGCATAGAGATATTAAAGATATATGGAGATGCACCAGAAACAGTATCAGTCTCAATTGTTACTGTTGCCGATCCAGCACTTGGACTTGGATTGATGTTTGGATAAGAAGCAAGTCCAGGTAGTAAATAAGTAAACTGAGTGCTACTTAAAACATTCTGAACTTTGGTAGAAATATTATAAGGTGACGTTACTCCAGAACCTGATACACCTTTAATTTTAATTGGTGTACCAGCATTTAACCCATGCTCCGAAGTAGTTATAACTGTAACAATAGAACTTGCAACGGATCCGTTACCAGAAATGATAGATGAAACAGTTATAGGATCGCTAGCAAATGCCCCAACAATTTCCCACTCCGAGCGTTGCTTAGCAAATCCTAGTTCATTTGTTGGGAACTTTTGATCAATATCACGAACTGAATTATAAGCATTAGATACCTTACTATAATACATATCAAGGTCTGTAAGACCATAAGACCCAATATTGTTTACACCATCTGCAAATTCAAAACAAGTCAGTTTGTGGTGAGAGAATGATGGAGTTGATTGATAAGTCGCACCAAAATTATCTGGATTTGTATAAACCAAACCAGTTTCGTCACCATCAAATAGAGAAAATTGCCAGAAATAGCAAGCACCCGTGATTCTAAAGATTGCTGATTTTGTTACTGCCGAATCAGTTGGATTGGGAACATACTTTGGACGAATTTTAGTCTTTCTTAAATCGAGACCAACAATTGAGGTGCCTCTTGGAATAATAACTCCACCATAATAACTATTAAACTTATAGAGAATATTATCTTCTTGTGTTAAGTCAAAATTGGAATCAAGACCTAAAGATAATACTGAAGACGCTGAAACCCCTATGCCACCTGCTCTAGAAACTGCATAAGCATCTCCACCATTATCATAAATTGCATAACCAGGTCTATTATCAATTAAATGTTCGCCAGGAAATAGTAGAATTGTAGTTTTTTCTACTAAGTCGTTATTGTTTCCTTTTACATAAGAAAATCTTGCCGACTCTAACAGTGCTCTTTGAACTGTTTTGAATGGGCGAGCAAGAGAATTACCTTCATTTTCAATAGAATCAGTCGAATCTAGGTCATTTGGATTTACATAAAGAATGCGACCTTCGGTATTCTTTATGAAATTATCAAGTTTGTTAAGAGGCATCGTATTACTTCTTCTAGATTATTTCTATTCTTTATTTATCAAGTCAAATCTTCCCCATCATATTCAAATTCGAGGTCATCTGGAAGGTCTTCAGGGTTTTCTAAGTCCACTGGAAAGAAGCATGGATGTGCCTCTTCGTCTATAAGATAGAATGAGGTTTTATATAAGTCTTCTGGTTCAAAGGTTCTCTCTTTGTCTGCTAATCTACAAAGGTCTTGATCGTATAAGTGCCCGTCTGGAAGTTCATCGAACGTGAAGGGAATATGATTGATAAAATACATCTTCACAATCATACTGCCATTATTGTACCAGCAGTATGCGTGATCGATACGATAAGACATAGGGGTGTGCCTAATATCTTATATTTATTTTTAATACCCGTGAGTGGATTCGAACCACCGCTTGAGAGATTTTCTTACCACTACAACTTTCGTTGCCTTTTCAGTTTGTGGTCTGGACTATACCTTCACCATACCTTTCGGTTTAGGTGTTCCCCGTCTAGTCTCTACACCTTCATCTTGCGATGCTTGGCTCGGTATTGCCATTTTACAGGTTTCACCGAATTTGAGGAATTACACTCATAAGGTTTCCCAAATGAGGCTCAATTTTACATAAGTCTCTTGCCTCTTCCGCTGGGCTACACGGGCGTGTATGAGACCATTATAACTCAAAGAATCATAATAGTCAAGTGCTCGTTGTCGGTTACGATCCGACCTTCTATCGTTTATGAGACGATTGCATTCCCAGATTGCTAAACGAGCATTCGCTATTTGCGAATAGCGAATGGGGATACTGGGAGTTGAACCCAGACTAAGCCCTTATAAGGAGCCCGCTCTAACCATTAAGCTATACCCCCGTGCGTTCATGATGCTTCGTTATTACACTCAGTGTGTATTCGTACAAAGTCATCATCAGCAGGTATCATAACCGCTGCCTGTCCATTCTCATTGATTATACCTAAACTTTCACCATTTTCAACTCGTTCCATAAGTTCATCAAACTTTTCTTGAAACTCTTCCACCGTAAAAACTTCCATTCGTTTCTTTTCGATATTTATATTATCGCATCACTCGCCGTAAATCGCAAGATCAGCATACTCAATCTGCTCAGGATCAAGTTGTGCGGTGACAACTTCCAGTACGTTCATAAACTCTTCAACAGTATCACACTCCACTCGACGCTCGCTGCCGTGATCGCTGAGAAGAAGAAAGGTGCGGGTGCAGATATCAATCACAATGCCTTGGACGATCTCTTGTGCGGCGGTCATGTGGTGTTCCGTTGATTACCCCCATATTATAGGGCAGATGGGTGGGGGTGTCAAGTGTGCCAATTTTAAAAGTGGTTAGGTTTTCATGATAAATGCTAGAGCATAGTATGGAGGTCGGTTTTCATGAAAATCACTTGCGCCCGCAGAACCAGTGGTTGTTGAATAATAAGGACCTAAATTACTACTATTTCCACCACCACTATAATTACCACCAGTTGCATTATTGCTTTCTGTAGTATGTGTGTGTGCGGGCATTTCAGCAGTTGTCAATTGATGTGCAACTGAACCACCAGTATTTCCAGGCGCATATGCTCCACTTACAGCACCAGTATCAGCATTAAATGTGACTCCAGTAGAAGCATCACTGGTTGCACCTACAATAAATTTACTTCTTAAGTCTGGTGTTCCATTAGAACCATTGCAAAGTGCCCATCCTGTTGGGATATTTGTAATGGTTCCAGACCACATTACAATTACCCCAGATGGAACAATGGCACCTATTCCAGTAATTGCAGATGCCAAAGTTGACCCATTAACAGTCATATTAGCAGCATCACCATAATAAGTTGTAATACCAGAAGTTGCCGTTACAATGCCCGAAGATACTTTAACTGTTCCAAGAATTGATTTCTCATTAACAGTAAGATTTCTAACAGTTAAAGAATCGTAATTTAAATTGCCCTGAATATTGACGTCCTTATAAAAAGTCACATTCTCGTTAAAATGAGACTCTAAACCATAATACTTAATTTCTGCCATTTTAACCACCAACTAAGTTATTAACTACACTACCAACAATATCCCCAACCAGACCATCAATTGCATCAATACCAACAAAACTACCTTCGAAAACTTTTTTAGTAAAATCCATTCCAAGTAAAGAAATTAAATTGCCACTCATACCTTTAACATCTACTCTTTTTCCATCTAGCATTAATCTGCCAGAACCTGCTTTCAAATTAATATTTCTACCTGCCTTCAAATGAATATCTTCTTCTGCCTCAAGCATAATGTTTGTGGCATAAATGCGAACTGTTCCGTCAGCAGAGACTGAAACATTTCCATTTTTACCGATGATAACTACATCTTCTCTACCTTTTTCATTATTAGTTCCACCAGATATTTGAATTGTATGATCATTGTAGATCGAAAATAAACCACCACTACTTAGACTGATTGATGATTGATTATCTCCATTATCAGTTACGCCATAAATCTTATAAACATCTGTTCCCGATCCACCCATTTCAGGATTTGCAGTATCAATCCTGAAGTTTGGATTAAAACTAATTAGTTGTCTCTTGTATAAGTTTTTCTTTCTTGCTGCCATTTTACACTACACAATTTACAACTGTTTCTACTTCACCAGTAAACTTCGGATCGCCAAGTAGTGGTCTAAGAATTGCCCCTGTTCCTGTATTGGATGTAACTTTGAGAGTTGGAAAAGAATCCACAACATTATTTAGAGGTTCAACCTGATAGATACGACCATCAACAATTTGGGAATTGTAAGTGTTGCCAAGGTTATCAGTTACAATTGCGTCTTCATATCCACCACCACCATTTTCAACAAAAACATCTAGAACTGAGTATTGCGAAATATCACCAACAGAGTAATTTTCACCCTCTGATACCATATAAATGGAACTTACTTGACCATTTTTAATTTTTGTCCTGGCTACTGCACCATATCCTTGGTCTGCATCATCTACAATTTCAATGAAAGGTGGGTATTTATATCCAGAACCAGGGTTTGTAACTTGAACACCAATTACACTTGCTGTAGTGTTTCCTGAAGAATCTGTAGTCACATTACCAAAAATTGGAACTGCTGTTGCACCAGAACCCAAACCACCAAAAATATTAATCGTTGGTGGACTTGCAAAGTCTAATGCGTCAGTGAAGCATTCGACAATGTTATTCAAAGCTTGACCAGATGCTATGTAATTTGTCATTTCTTGAACAATGTCATATGCTGCCTTTGAATCAGAAGCAGGTCCATAACCAAGAACCCAATTATTTACAAGTCCCCTAAAGTTATCAGTATTTTGATTACAAGCAAATGTAACTCCAAGATCTGTAAGCAATCCTATACCATCTCTCAGCATATTTCCAACATTAAAGTCGGAGAAGAATTGTAATAGTTTTTGAACTCCTTCTAGAGGTCCCTCAACAAATACCTCAATTGTATCGATGATTGTGTTTAATAGAGAACCAGTAAATTGTTCTGCTGCACAAGTCACAAATCGATCAACATTCGATACAACAGAGTTCAAAATGTCAGCAACAGCAGACTTTAAGTTATCAATCACTGAACCAGCAATACAACTAAACGCTTCTTCAAGTTTCTTTACTGGAATCACCATTGCTTGCTGTGCCGCAACTCCAGCAAGGTGTGCTGCTGCTGGATTACCAGTTGCTGCCAAAACCTGAGCATAAACCAATTTGTATAATAAATTCAAACCTTTTTTTAAAATCTCAAGAAGTTTTACAGTCAAAGAATCGAAAAGACCACCAATAAATTCATTACAATAAGATACTATCTTATCAACTACCTTATCAATCTCATCTTTAATTTTATCGGCATCACCTTGAAATTTTCCAATTTTTTTCAGAAGATTCCTTACTGTTCCTTGAATTTTATCAATCTGTTTATTTCTAACTGTATTTGCTAAATGAACAACATCCCCAATTGCAGAGTTAGTTGGAACAACTTGTTGACCAACTTGTTGAGATAACTTCTTCGCTTGCTCGTCTGTTAAATCTGCAGGTGAACGTTGAGCATCTGATGTTGGTTGAGATGCTTGACTTGGAGTTGTTTTGTTATTCTTTTCAATAAATTCATTAAACCCAGTAAAAGGAACAAATGGCGAAGTATATAGAGTATCTGGTCTTTGAGTCGTATTTGCAAACGCTGCAAGAATAACTGGTATCTGGGCATCATCACCATCTAAAAAGAAACCAACAACGACATCACCTGGTTGAAGTTGGACTCCCGTTGTACAGTTTGCAGAACCAGTTCCAGCAGTGGTGGGAAGAAGTGCCTGTGCCCAGGGTAGATCCTCATTTGAAAGTTCCGCAACACTATAAGGATGGTAACCAAGTATTCTAACCTTATATCGATATGACCACCCACCACCTTCAACTTGCTGTTTCCAAGCATCGATGGGGGCAATTTGCCCTATCCACCAACGGAATCCATCTCTACCAATAAAATGACTTTTAAGTAATGATTGATCTAACATTTATGCTGCTTTATTAATTCCGAAAGTATCCCTGACTAATTTCATCGATGTATAAGAACGCTCAACATCAAAATGATGACACAATTCCTTTATCATATATAGACCGCTCGTTTCGGTGTCATATTCTGTTGTATCAGATCTAGAAATCTTAGGAAATCTACATTCAATTAAATCACCTGCTCTCAAATTAGTATTAGATGGAACTGTAATACTAAGAGTTTGTGTAACTAATGTATTGTATCGCATTAAAGATTGTGATTGATATTTCTTTTGGTCTGAGTTAATTGAAGTTGAAACACCTTTTTCTAAAGTTCCAACGTCATAAATTGCAGTAATAATTCTAGATGGAACATCACCAAGAGTTCTATCAGTTCCATCACCAAGTGGTGGTAATTTTAAATCTTCACCAAGGTTTTGCGACTTATTAATATAGTCATTTTGTCTAAACAATCCTTCTTCATACTTTGAAAACTTGAAGTCATAAGGATTGAAAAACATTCTGTGACTTGCATATGTTCCAAGTCGCAATTTCTCTACTAGATTTTGATTTTTGTCTGTAAGATACTTAAGAATCTTAAAGTCATTATTTACTTTCTTACCATCATTATCATAACTTACCATCGTTTGATAATAAGTATAGACTGCTTTCTTTGGATTCTTTTTTGGGTCTAGTAATGAATCAATTGCTCTAAATTGAAATCCATCACGAGTTTGATAAAATACAAAACCAGCAGTTGCATCACCTGAAGATTCTGGAACTGCTTTTGATGCCAACCATACTAAAACAGTAAATGGTTTTCTCATATTGCCAATAAAACCATACTTATTTGATGCCTTATCCAATGTTCCTACATTATTTGCTTTGAGATAATCTGTAAGAATCTTATTTACAGATTGATCGATAGATAAACTCGTTGGATATTTTTTTGATACTCTGGATGTTTCATTTGTAATTGCTTCTCTTGAAACTAGATGTAGAGTAAAAGTTTCTCTAAGTGATTGTGAAATTACATCAGTAATACTTGAAACATAGAGATAATCAGATGGTCTATTTGAGAAATTTAAACCAGGATTGGTTGTCGAATTACCTGCAATCTTAAGAGATACTCTTTCACCACCTCTTAGTGGTAAACCATTATAGATTGATTGTCTTTCACCATCTGGATTTTTTGCTGATGGAATCGTATTACCATCATTTACAACTTGAATTCTTGCAGTAATTGTCGGTGAGAAAATGTCCTCATAATAGTCGATAGAAATCGCACCAGTTTTGATATCAACTGTTCTTTTACCGTCGTTTGATTGTAATATAAGTTCTTCAAATATAGACCTTTGAATAGACATTATAGGTAAGTTAAATCTAAGAGAAGTTTATTCTTCATAAAGTTATTTACCAAAGTAAATTCACTCACACCAGAAGAAAGTATATCACCACCACCAGCAGAAAATATCATTGGTGGAGACGATGGTTTTCTATCATCAATCACTACAACTTTTCTACCTTTCTGTTCAGTTGTTAAGTTTTCTAGAAGTTTACTAAAAGTTGTAATCGATGCAGAATCAATTTGAATTTCTTCATTACCAATTCTAACTGTTGTTGAATCGGATCCTACAAGAGGAGTTAATGGTTGTGGTGGTTGGGTTGGTTTGCCAGAAATTGCAGTAAATTGTGTACCAATCGAAAGAAATTTCAAGTAAGGTTCTGGATTAATTGGACCACCACCATCAATTCTAACTTCAAAATGAAGATGAATACCACTAGAACGACCTGTGTTTCCAATTTCACCTATCGTTTCTCCATTATATGGAGCACCATTCTTAACTGATATTTTTGCCAAATGTGCAAAAAAGAATTCAAGATTTCCTGAACGAATAATTACCAAGTAACCATAACCACCATCATTCCAACCAGAATAAGTAACTTTCCCAGTTTGTCCAAGTGATACATAATAACCTTTTTGACCTGATGTTCCAATATCAATACCTTTGTGCCTTCCACCCCTTGCAAGATATTCCCCTCTTCCACCACTTCTACCAACTCTACGAGTGCCTCCGGATGGTCCAGCAACATTAATTTCATCAATTACCGATGTTGGGATTTTTCCAGGAGTTGTTGGTTTGGGTTTTGCTACTGGTGGATTTAATCCAAAATCTGGAACATTAGCAGCACTAGTGCTTTTTCCTACATAAGAACTACCTCTATTAAAACCAAACGTTTGCCCATTTCTTGTAATATCATTAGTCATATCATTATATTTTCTTTCATGCCCTTGACTTCTGAAGTCTGGTCTATTACCAATAAACTTTGAAGCACTTTGTTGTATTGATTTATTAGTCAAAGCAGAAGTAACTTTATCTAAACCACTAACACTTGTGCCATTACCTGGATATTTTTTAATATGAGCAATTGCAGTTTCTCTATCTACAACTTTATTCCAAGCAGAATATCCACCAAATTTCGTTACTGGTTCATATTGTCCCTTCGCCAAAATTTCTTGTCTTGCAGTTCTCCCACTATATCCCATTCTATTATAAATTGATTGTGCTACATCAGCAGCACCTTGTGGATTTAAGCTTTCATAATGTGAAATTAATGAAAGTATCCAAAAATCTGGTCCACCACCAGTTGGTTGCCCACCAGGAGGAGTAGGTTGTTCGGGTTTTTTATCATAAGCACTTGGTTTTTGTGAACGAGATCCTATTGGTGGAATATCGAGAAATGGTTTGGTTAAAATTGAAAGAGCTTCCTCTAACTGATTACCCATCGTCATAATGGTTCCAGAAAGATCATCTAATGAAGATTTCAATCTTCCAGAACTATCAGTGAAATCAAATTGCTTAAGATTTGAAAAAGCAGCATTGAACAAACCACCAATGTCAAAAATAAAATTTTGAATAGTTGATCCAAATTTAGTCATTACTGATCCAGTTTCTCCAATTCTTCTTATAAGTTGATCACCAATTGCAACCCAGGTTGGTAAATTTCTAAGTGCCCATCCAGCAGCAAGGTAACCAAGAAAACCCATAATACGACTTGTAAAACTAGTATTATCGCTTCTTTGTGCAAGTAATGCTGGACCTCTATACCTGGTAACAACAGTAGGTGCCGAAATTATCTCTTGTGTATTTTTTCTTTTAGTATCTTGAATTCTTCTTTGTTTTAAAATTTTAATACTTGATGATATAGTTTTTCTATCTCTGTCTTTTTCAGACAAAATACCAGACATTCCACGTAAAGTTCTTTGAGTTAATCCAGCAGTATATTTTACAACTCCAAGTGTTTTTGAAATAGGAACTAGTGGATTTATTGCCATCTTACATTACCACATTATAATTGAGTTGTGAATATAGAACATAAAAATTATCAGGATTTGCAGAAGATATGAAAGGAATGTCTTCAGGTGAAGTCATTACAGGCGCCTGTTGTTCTTGTTGTCCAGAAACTGTAGACATCATTACAATATCTGGTTTTGGTTCTGGTAAAGTTAAATCTTTTGCAGGTGTTGGTGGATTATATGGTTGAACTTGAAGTGGAATAGGTTTTGGTTGTGCGGAAACCTCAGGTTTTGAAACATTACTTATTGGTGTAGTAACTGGTTTGGTGGATTCGGTAGACCCAGACATCAAAGCACCCATATTATTGATAAAATTCTGGGAACCCTTTGATAACTGTTCAAATGTTTGCCCTATATTAAAATCAATTTTAGGCATTGCAAAAGTCATTCCACTTTTTTGAGTAGCATCAAAAGCAGATTTAGCGCCAGCAGATCCAAGAAAATAACCACCAATACCACCAAAAAGAGACCCAGCAGGTCCAAAAACACTACCAGCAGCGGCACCAGTTAAAGCGCCAGTGGCAGCGCCTCCGACACCGCCAGCAACTGCTCTCTCAGGACTTTCTCCAGTAGCAATATCTATGCCAACTGCCGCTGCTGGTCCAGAAATACCTCTTAAAAGTTTTCCAAATGTAGATAGTGCCGCACCACTAACTGCTACTGCTGCCCCAGCAGCTTTAGCAGCACCCCCACCTCCTAAACTAAAAACCGACTTAAAAGCATCTGCAATTGCTTTAAAAGGTGAAGAAGCAAGTTTGAATATAATGTCCGAGACTTTCTTTGTGAGACCGGTAACAGATCTAAAAACAAATCCAAAACCAGAACCAAGAGATGATAATGCTCCAATTACTAAACGAAGTGAATTGGCAATTAGAGATTTAGTTCCATTAATAGTTTTACCTAGTACAGAAACACTGGAACGTAACCCTACAATACCAAGTGTTGAAATTGTACCAAATAATCCCTTTAATGCTTCACTAATTCCACCAAAAGTATTTGATATTTTATTTTCAACTTTTCTAATTGGAGATGCAATTGATTCCGCAACTCTTCTTTCAATTTCAGTTTCCTTACCAACTTTAATTTGTTGTTGGGTTAATGTTCTTTCTTTCTGTTCTTCTTCCCGTAATCTAATTCTTTCAGCAACTCTATCATTTTGAAGCAATCTGCCAATATTTGTTAGACCGGCATTCAGTCCAAAAATGTCCGAACGAATACCATCAATTTGACCTTGAATAGAAACTAAAGGTGAATTGTAGTTATCCATTGGTGCTTTGCTTCATATTTTCTTCTTCAATGTACTGTTGTAGTAAGGAAACGTAAACTTCTCTCTCCCACGGAATCATATTTTCTAGTTCCGTCAAAGAGTATTTATGATGCTGAATGAGAGCAAAGTTGGTCTTATAGTATGACGCAAGATCTTCATGCGCCATCGCTAGGCGAAAAAAGATGTTAAACCCTCCAGAACAACTTCATTTTCAACACCAGTATTTGGATTTGTAACTTTAAACTTATGAGAAAGTTTGGGCATAGTCTCAAAGAACTTTTCAATCTCTTTGAATTGTGAAGAAGTTAGTTGCTCAATAAATGCAGTAAGTTCTTTCTTCGTCACATCAGAAGAAGACCAGGACTCATCTTCACTGTAAATCTGCTCAACACAAGAACAAATCATATCAAAAGTATCATCAACACTTACAGATGATTCCAGAGCAAAGTTGGTTTTAATAAACTCTTGCATTGATGGATATCTCATACGAAGAGTTAATTTTGCGTCAAGTTTAATATCGCGAGCATGTTCTTCTTTAACAATAACTTTAATGTCGTCCAAATTGATACTTACAGGAACTTGAGTTACTCCATCATCTGGGCAAGTAATTAGAACTTCAACATCCTCACCAACAGACTTACCACGAATGTTTAGAAAAAGATACTCAATATCAAAAGTAGATAATTGATCTACTTTGATACCCTTAGACATAATACAATTTGAAATGACTGTTTTTACCGCCTCTGCAATTTGCTTTGGATCTTCACTTTCCATTGCAATTACTAGAATCTTTTCTTCTTTTACAAGAAATGGGCGATACTTAATTGTCTTTTTTATAGAAGGAATTTCCAACTCATACGTTGGTGTAGCGATTGTTGGTAAAGGCATAATAACCCAAAAAATTCAGTTAAAAGTATTTATTTCCTTCCGTAAAGGTATTCGTAGAGAGTTTGATTTGATGGTGTGAGTTCTACTCCACCAGAAGGAAGTGAACCAGGAGATCTTGGAATAAGAATCGGTTTTTCTGGTTGTGGTGGTGGAGGAGATGATTGTGTGACATCATTATTGTTATTATCGCCTCTAAATTCATTTACACTATTTGACCTACCAGCAATATAGCGATCAAATTTAAAAGTTACACTAACTTTAAGAATTTCTGAGCTTACATATGATACTGAGATTGGACTTATATCAGATGGAAATAACCCAATAAATTTATATTCAATTTGCTGATCATAATCCCTATCAAATTTAATAATTCTTGTTGAATCTGTTTTATAATTTTCAGGGTACTGCATTCTAACAAAATATCCTTGATTATTTTGATTTACTCTTTGATTATCACCTATTTCATTATTAAAAGAACCACTTGCGATAAACTCCATCCACCCTTCAAAGAATTTTACAATCTTGTAGTCACTGTCAACATAAAAATCTAATGCTATCGTGCTGTATACTCGATTAAAAGCAATGTTTTCATAAACCCCAGTATAGTTACCATCAATTAATACCGTACTCAAACTTGTTGTTGGTAATGCGGCAGAATAACATAAAAGACCACTATTCTCAGTGACAAATAGGGGAGATATTCCTTTACGGACCAGATATGTTCTTAAAGGTGTAGGCAACCCACCAAAAATAATCTGATAATGCGAAGTCTGTGCTAGATTTGAAACTATTGGTTTAAAATCAGATATCCTGCGGGGTTGTACCACTCTAAATATCCTATATGAGATTTATAGTATAGTTATTTAGATGTCGTATAAAGGAAAATATAAACCATCATTCCCACAAAAATATAAAGGTGATGCAACAAATATCATCTACCGTTCCTTATGGGAACGTAAGTTCTGCGTTTATTGTGACTTAAATGAAAACATTATTGAATGGGCATCAGAAGAAAAATGTATTCCATATCGTTCTCCCATAGACGGTAAGATACATCGATATTTTCCAGACTTTCTTATCAAAGTTAAAGAATCAAACGGCACAATCAAAAAGTATATGATTGAAATTAAACCAAAAAAGCAGACTTTACCTCCAATCAAACCTCAACGACAAACTAAAAGGTATATCAGTGAGGTTTATGAGTATGCTAAAAATCAATCAAAGTGGGAAGCAGCAAGAGAATGGTGTGCTGATAGGGGGTATGAGTTTAAAGTTATTACTGAAAAAGAACTTTTTTAATAATAAATAATGCCTAGAAAGTCTCTTAAAGATAGAGGAAAAGTAAATCGTATCGCTCCATTAGTTAAAAAACTAATCGGAACAGAGTCTGCTGACGATTTAATGCTTGAACTAATGAGCATCTTAACAGAAACAAGAAACCCTCCAGTTGCAGGAAAGTTTTATATTTTTGTATATAATGCTAAAACTCTAGGTGTAAGGTATGACCAAAACCCACTAGTAGCTGTAACTGATGTTTATAAATGGGGTTTCAAAGGTATTAATTTTCACTGGGGAGAATCTAGACAATATACTTGGGATGAGGTTGCTGGTGGTTTATATGAAGTTTATCAACAAGAAATTACAGATTTGAGAAGATTGCCTTTTAGTAATATTAGAACTAAATAATTAGAAAACATAAATGGAAGCAAAGCCAGCTTTAAGATATCCACTTAAAAAAATTACCGATTCTGATGATTATTTAAAGATTGATATTTTGGAATATAAACCCCCTGGTTTTAGCAACCAACCAGATTCTTTTGCATTGAATACTTCAGATCAAACTTATGCAAATATAGGCGTTAAAGATATTTTAGATACAATTTTTCTTCCTATTCCAGACAATCTTCAAGATAGTAATTCTGTAAGCTGGGGTTCTGATTCATTAAATCCTATTCAAGCGGCGGCAGGTAGTCTAGGTTCAGCAGTAGTTAAAGACGCCTTTACAGGAAATACAAAAAATATTATTGATAAAGTTCTAAAAGGTGCAACAAATATAGGTGAATTTGCTAAAACTGGATTAGGTCAAGATGTAATTGCAGCGGGTGCTGCTGGTTTTGCTGCTCAAGCATTATTAGGAGTAGATAATGTCTCATCTTTTATAAGAAGACAATCTGGTGTTGTTGCAAATCAGAATTTAGAACTTCTTTTTAGTGGAATTGCAATTAGACCAGAATTTTCATTTGCATATGATTTAGTTCCTAGGTCAAAAGACGAAAGTGAGATGGTTAAACAAATCATCAGAAGATTTAAATATCATAGTGCAGCAAAAAAGGGAAGTGCTACCTTTGGACCTGGTGCTGGGTTATTCTTAAAAGCACCAAACGTTTTCAAAATTACGTACAGAAGTGGTAATCGAGACCATCCATTCCTAAATCGTTTTAAAGTTTGTGCATTAATTGGAATGTCTGTTGACTATGCTGCATCAGGAACATACGCAACTTACCCAGATGCAACACCAACACATATGAGAATGGGTCTTACATTTAAAGAACTCACACCAATTTACAGAGAAGATTATGAATCTGGTATCGGAAGAGATGGAGTAGGATACTAATGACTTACTTTAGAGAATTACCAAACCTAGAATATCAATCATTCTTACCTGATAGCAAATCATCAGATCAGTATTTAACTGTAAAAAATCTTTTTCGTAGAGTTAAACTTCGCGATGATTTACAAAATGTATTTACAGTTTTTGATAAGTACCAAATTGTTGATGGCGCTCGTCCAGAAACAGTTGCAGAAGAACTTTATGGAAGTACTCAATACGACTGGGTAGTCATTGTAAGTGCTGGTATTACTCGTATTAGAGATGAATGGCCACTATCAAGTAAAGATATCTATGATTATTCTTATGAAAAGTATGGTAATGATTTAAATGCAATTCACCATTATGAAACTACCGAAGTTAAAGACTCTCAAAACAGACTAATTCTACCTGCTGGTAAAGTAGTTGATGCCAACTTTACAATTCCAAATCCAAGTCTTCCAACAGCAACATTAAATCCAGTAACTGGCGTAAGTAACTATGAATATGAGGTTGCTAAAAATGAAGAAAAAAGAACAATTTATGTTTTAAAACCAATCTATCTACAACAAATTATCAATGATACAAGAAAAGCGATGACTTATGATAAATCATCGCAGTATGTAGATAATAGATTGATTAGAACTGAAAATACTAAAGCATCAAATCCATTTTAATTCTAGATTCTTATCAAACATCATCACATATCGGTGCTTGCGGGAGCGGTCTTTCCATTCTCCTTCAGCACCTTTTACTTTTCCACGAGAGTGTTTAGTTCCGTCTGAATAATAGAAATCTTTTTTAGGGTCTGTGAGACCTACATACTTAAAGTTACAAGCACGATAAATTGTACCAGAATGGTAATCTGAATCAGCATAAGAAATGATTGCTTTAACTTCAGTATCTTTCCGAAGTTGTCTAATCGCTCGTGACACAAACCAAGAAGTGATGTTATATTCGCATGACTGCGTACTAGGTTCGATGCAAAGTCTTGAGAGTTCGAAGAGTCCTTGTTGTTCATTTCGTTCTAATCCAAAAGCACCTTGTGCTATTTCTGGTACTGGTAAGTTTGTAAAAACGCAGGCACCTAATGATCCGCCAATATTCATTATATCTGTAAAAGATTTTTTATACAAAGAATAATTATATCCGCTTTTGAAATCTTTTGATATATCTTTAAGATAATGATGATTATATAATAATTCTTTTATTTCTGATTTTGGAACTTTTTGAATATAATAATCACTTTTCATAAAAAACACTATACTTGTAAATATAATATTTTGATCTACCAGTCATTTTTACAGCATCTTTTATGCAATCATATACTACACCATTATAGCATAGTTTTCTCGCTCTTGGATTTTTGCCTCCCATTATATCTGAATTTTGAATACCATTATTCCAAGGTTTTCTTCCCTTACAAGAATCACTTATTTTTTTCCTAACTTCTGGTCTTTTAGTCGGATTTTTATCTCCAACTAATTTTCCTCTTGCCCTTAAACCTTTTTCTATATCCGATTGCTTTCTTTTTTCGGTCATAGTTTTTGGAGTTCCTCTATTTGCTTCTGCAATTTTTCTTTTATGAGATTCGGATAAAGGTTTTCCAAGTCTTGCTTTTTTTCTGTTTTGAATATCTTGTTCGGTCATTACTTTTTTAGAGCATCCTTTTCCACCATCAGTTTTGTTATGAAGAATACCTGTTCCTAAATCTTTTCTACCAAAGATTGAAATCATATAAATTTCGTGTCTAAATGCCTCTTCTTCGGAAAGATTTTTCTTTAAGAATAAAATTCTCTTTTTTGATGGTGGATAAAAACCACTATGCTTTAAAAATGCTCTTCTACCCTTTCCTTTCCCAATATAGTAAGGAGTTCCATCTTCACGCAAGTATGCGTAAGTGTAGTATTCCATCTGCTTCTAAATTAAGGTCGCAATAGTATTTATAATAAAATAGGGTGGATTTCTCCACCCTTCTCTAAAAGTGCGACCTTATTAGAGCATTAATATTTAGACATCAATCATCAGATGCTAATTTTGCGAAATACGACAACGCATCATCGTCCTCATCTTCCTCAACCGCAGCAGCACGGCGGGTGGGTTGAAGATTGTTGAGTTCGGTGCGAAGATCTTCATCAAGATCTTTCGCAGGACCACGGGAATAGGTCTCTTCTTCAGCAACTTCTTCATCCACACGGCGGGAACCTTTGGAACCCAACACATAGTCAAGACGCTTCTTCAATTCATCATAAGACTTGAACTGATCAGCAGCAACAAGTTCAGCAAGAGAATATTGCTTCTTCCAGATTGCTTCCATTGCATCATCGTCGTCCAGCAAAGCACCTTGTGCGGCAAACTCACTGGAATCATAGTTGCGATAACCAGCAACGTTCTTTGCCTTCAGTTTGAAGTTAGCACCTTGCCAGAAATCAAACGGATCAATTGCTTCCTCATCTTCAAACTCAGGTTGCATTGCAGCAGTCAGTTTGTCAAAGATCTTCTTACCAAACTTATACAGGAAGACCTTACCTTCGTTGGAGGGATTAGCAGGGTCCTTCACAACGTAAATGTTGGAGATATAAGTCAGTTTACGCTTCTGCTTGCGGGCAAGTTCCTTACCAGCATCAGTGCCGTTGTTCCAGAGTTCAGAGTTCAGTTCCGACACAGGATCCTTCTGACCCAGAGTAGTCAAACTTGATTCTATATACCATCCGCCAGGACCTTGAAATGCGTGACTGTAGAGTTTCACGAATGGTAGGTCCTCACCATTCGGAGCAGGAAGAAAACGAATAACAGCGAATCCATTACCTGCTTTATCACATTCTAAACGCCATACACGTTCATCGGAGGAAGAACTTGAGGAATTCATCTTCTCAACTTCCTTAACAAGTTTGGCGGTAAGATTACCGAGTTTGGATTGTTTTTTAAGATTTTGAAAGCTCATTTTGGATTACTTTGGATAAATTGGATTTGTCGGATTTGGTTTTGCGACAACTTTATTATAGAAGACCTATAAAGGGATGTCAAGCCCTGGTCCAACCTTTATGCTGTTTTCTGCCATACTTTCCTCTTAATGTAGAAGTCATGGCACCTTGATCTAAATTATTTTCAATACAAAATTGTTTTAAGTTTGTTGTAGTATGAATTTTTCCAGTAGGATCTTTTAACCTCCAAGTAATTGGATTTTTAATGTACTTATTTTTTCTTGATATTCTACCGTGTAAGGAGCACAAAGAAATATTTTCAGATTGAGTTCCCCATTTCAAATTATTAATATTATTATTTTTTGGATTATCATCTAAATGAAGAACATTTGGATAATTGTTTGGATTTTCTAAAAAAGATTTTGCTACTAAACGATGAATATATGAAGAAACCCATTTTCCTTCATCACTTTTAATAGATACAAACTTATATCCACAATTATTTTCATAAGAATTTATATAATCTTTTTTAGATAAAGAAAATACCTTTCCAGTATCTTCAATAAGATAATTAGAAAATCCTTCTATTTTATTAAACATATTAGTTAGTGTCTTTTACTATATTTATTTAGTAAATGACATTATTATAGCAAAGATACCCTCAGCGGTCAATGAATTGCTTGAGAGACTCAATGGTTTTAGTCATACTGCCAAATAATATACTCATATCAGTTTCTGGGGGAAATCCCATCAGTGCCACTGATTTGCGTAGGTTCTCTTTCATTTCAATCGCCTTTGGATCATCTGAAAGAGATAACCTAGTATACATCACTCTTTGCTTTTCTAGCAAGAGTTCAAGTTTTTCAATGTGTTCCAGTTTGGTCTCGCGGGACATTGCACCAAAAGTAAGAATACTTCCGTAAATTTCTTCTTGCAACTTGTTAATTTCTTTCAGTTCATCCTGAATAATATTGGAGTCAAAAAAGTTACTCATCTATAATTGTCCTTAAAATCTTTTTAAACTGGAATACATCCGTATTTAGGAATGGTGTATATTTTTTGATTTTTAAACTTACGGTTTCCCACACTGGATCTAGCAATTTCTTATCAAAATCTTTTGAGAAATGGAATATTTTTTCGTAGATTGTTAAGGTTTCTAGCGACAATTGCCCGCTTAGAAACTTTTTGAGGACTGGTGGATGCCCTTTGGAACAATTCAAGGCATCCTCTAATTTGGTCTCCAAGAAGAATTCGTTGCTTTGTTCCTTGAATAAGTAAGTCAAACTCTGTTGTCTCCGCATCCAATCTGCGTAAGTCCTTTCTCCAGAGTTGATAATTTCTCCAATCCATATTTGATTTACGCTAGTAGATTCTACAAAGTTTGCAACCAAGAAATTAACAATCTCTTCGTCCTTATACTTTCGACTTGTTTTTTCGAACCAGTATTTATCGGTTCGACGGTTAAACGATGTTACAGACGCACGGACTTTTTTATTATATTTGAAGTAATCATATTTTGGATTACTAAAATGCGATTTCAAAGCAAGGTATTCACAATAAACTTGATATGGAGACACCTTCAATTTATTACATTACAATCGTATGTATCATACCACGCTTCTGGAGTGAAGTCAATCTGCCTTTTCAAGTTTTTTCTGGTGATAAAGTTCTCGTTTGCGTTGATTTAATCTATCTTTATTTTTAGCACGCCAAGCACGCTCTGTCTCACGACGCCTCTCTATTCTTTTGTCTCTCCACGCTTTCACCCTCTCTGGGTTTGCGTGGTAATATTTCTTATTATACTCACGCATATATTCTTTCTTATGCTTCTCACGCAATATAGGGTCAAGCGGCAAACTTGAGCCATTTTTTCCGCCATCGTGTATATTAATTAGTATTCCACCATCACATTTTCTACCATAGACAGAGATTAACCATTCTTCGAATATGTAGGCATCTTCTTCAATATCAAAATATTTTATAATCTTAATTCTGTCTTTATCGACAGGGCATATATCTCCGCCACCTCTAATATGAGGATTATAGCACCTTCTACCAATACCTTTACCAACATAATAAGGAGTCATATCCTCTCTCAAATAGAGATAAACGTAATACATTTCTGCTCTTAACTTAGGTGACATAAGTATTTATACAAGAAAAGGGCATCAAGTGCCCTCCTCTACCTGAAAAGTGTCACCTAAGTCAGGCATCATTATTTAGTTATAATCACAAAGGCAATTTTGCTCTCGATGTTTTTTTCATAAAATTAAGATTGATAGCATCATATTTCAATCTTTCTTTCAGAGGTTTTGAAATAAGTTTTGTTACTGAATCTACCTCAAGATTATTGATTTCACAATAATGACAAATAGCATCAATGTAATTCATATTTTCACTTGACACAATGTGCTCTATTTCAAGAGAAAACTTGGAAGGTGTAAGAAACTTATTTTCTATAACTTGTTCTAATTCTTTATTTGGTTCCATATGATTCCAGTTTATCTCTAACAAACTCTCTAATGTATTCGGTGAGTAGTTTGATGTACTTTGATTTGTCTCTTTCTTCATAGACGACGCATTCTCCATTTTCGCAAGCCATAATGATTACAAGTTTTTTAACTGAAATACCAGTCAGTTCGTAAAGCATACACCCATATGCCATACATTGAACAAAATAATGTTCGATCCACTCGCGTGGTTTTGGTTTTTTAGAAGTCTTGAAGTCTATGATTGCCAATTCGCCATTGTATTCTGCAATACAATCGACGGTTCCCGCAATACCTAATTGCTTACTATATAGGGAACCTTCAAGAGCGTGAATATTATTTATATTCTTGAGAGTTGACTTAGAAATATTGAACAGAAACTCTGAGATTGGAAGAATATCCGTAGGAAGATCTTGATTTTTCAGAAAATACTCTGTAAGAGTATGCATATCCGTACCACGACTTGTTGCAAGTTTTGTGATACGGTCTGCTTCCTTATCTCCAACTTTCTTACGCCACTTCACAAAGATTTCTTTGTTAAAATGACTTGTAACAGAAGTAATTGAAACAAGTTTGAGTAGTTCTTCTTCCTCTGGAATTGAATAATATCGAACACCATCTATAGTCTCCCGTTCAAGTTTCGGAAGAATCAAATCAACGTGATTGAACATTAAAAACCTGCTTCTAGTTTTGCAATAATATATTCCTTGACAAGTCCAGAACGAACAATATCATCAACACCAAACTCAATTATATCAAAAGATGGCATTTTACGCAAGACTGTCATAAAATCTACAATACCATTTCGCTCATTGGTCTTTTGTAAATCTGATTGGGTAGCGTCACCACAGAACATAATTTTTGAGTTTTCGCCAACACGAGTGATAATGGAATCAAGCTCATGATATGACATGTTTTGGAACTCATCTACAATAATGATAGAATTATCAAGCGTGGTTCCTCTTAAGAATGAAGTACTCCAGAACTTAATTGTTTCTTGAGACTTTAAGTTGCCGTAAAGCATCTCGAACTCAGCATCAGAAGGCATTTGGAACATATACTTCACCATATTCTTATAAGGAATCTGGTAGATATCTGATTTGTCCTCATAGGAACCAGGAAGAAAACCAATTTCTCTGGTGGCAACTAAAGAACGAACGAGATAGATTTTCTCATAAGGAGTTCTTTCATCAAGAACTTCACGAAGAGCATTATAAAGAGTGATGAAAGTCTTACCTGTTCCTGCACATCCATAAGCAACTAAATGCTTTTGTTTTGAATAAGATTCAAAAAGTTTTCTTTGATTGTCTGTGAGTGGGTCAATATCTAACAGATATTCACTTCCGAGTGCCTTCTTTCTTTTCATTTGACGGGTTGTAAGACCAACACCGATTGGTTGGTCATTCGTCCTTTTTCTTCTTGCCATATTAGAGTTTCTTTACGGTTGAACCAGGTGCTTTTGATGCTTTCTCTAGGACAGTATTCCACGAAGGGTGTTTTGAGGTTAATTTATTCCTCCACTCACCAACTTCCCCTGGTGTAGCACATCCTTGACTCCAATCTCTGGTCCAGTCAGGATTGTCCTTATACCATTGCATAATATCATTGACACTCATTTCAATGACTTTCGTTTCACCTGTTTCTTTGTTAATAAGAGGATAAATTGCCATAAGTTATAATTTCAAGATAATTTATTTATTGTTTAAGTTTAATGATACTTTATTGATATGATTTGTAAATTCTTCAATAGTTAAATCCCACTTCATTATGTTGCAAATTTTGCAACAAGGAACACAATTATCTTCCGTATAATGACCATTCTGCTTCACCACCTAATGCTTCATAGCAAGTGGGAAACTGTTCGGCAAAAACTGCTTTACACGCCTTAGCAATGTCCATATGCTCTTTCTGTGTTCCCGATTTTTCGCGGAGAGCAATGTATGTTATCCAGCTACGACAAGAACCCGTCATATAAATGCGCGTAGGGGTCGCCAGAGGCAGTACAAAGCGAGCACACTCTTTGGCAATGCCGTGATCCAGAAGTTCTTTGTAGAGGCGCATAGAGTGTGCAAAATGGTCTTGGATCTTGCTCTGCAATGTCAGTTTCTCATACTCAGGAACATCATCAATCGAGTTCTGACGATTCTTAGTGTCTTGACGACGCAACTCTGGAATAGGAATATATTCAGAAATCAGAGAACTATCGGCATAACGCTGCGAAAATTCCTGGAATGTGAATGAACGATGACGCAAAATTTGAGCAGCAATACCACGGGTAGTTTCAATCTCCAAAGTCATAGTAGACTGCTCAAACACAGACCAATGATTATGCTTAATACAATAAGCAAGCAACTTGGCATAGTTCTCGTTGTCCTGATTAGCAGGATTAGAGACTCGTGCAATAAATGCCATTGTCTTTTCTGCATCTGGTGTTACGCTAATGAGTTTTACTGTCATTTCTTTCCAAATCCTTTTGTTGTTTTTGCTTCTAGTTCTGCGAGTTCTTCTTTTACAAGTCGCAGTTGTTTTTTCATTTCTATAAGTTGCTCTGCTGAATATAAGTGGTCTTGTTTAGTCATTCTTTCAAGCAACTTTACAAGTTCTCTTGCTCTACTAGTCATCATCATCCTCAAAAATTTCGTCGTAGTCTAAAATCTGTCTATTTTTTCCATTTGGTTCTGTGTGGGGGTATGCAGAAACATCAGAATAAATCTCTGCCTTCAAAGAGTCTAGCAAAAGTTCTAGATTACGAACAATGAGTTTTAGTTTGTCTCTGTCCATAAAATACCATTCTCTTGAGATATTTTAACATAAAAAAAGGAGGGGATCAACCCTTCCTCATATCAATCTTTACCATATTCAGTTCTTCAGTCGAATTTTGGGTCTATTCTACACTCTTTTGGTGAGATTTGTTTAATCTCCCAAATGAGATCATTACGAGTTTGTTTTGGCATCTCTGCTGTAAAAACTCGTTTGGAAATCAATTGTGCTTGCAGACAAGTTAAAATAAGTACTTCCATAGATGAATGATGAGAGTATCATACTCCCTTTCGCGGGTATTTAGTAAACTTTACTTATATAATACAATATAATTTTAGAAAACTTAATGCCTCAAAAATTTTGCCGGAAAAATTTCCCCCGATCTGGGAAATCACTTTCGCTTTTTCTTTTCAGGTGATTTATATCCCCAGAGTTTTGGGTTGATTCTACCATACCCAAAACTCATGCTCTGCAGGTTCTCACGAAATTTATCCCAGTACATATCAAACAAACGAATTTTTGTTCCCCTAGTAAGGTCAAAACAAATTTTATTATCTACAACATATTCAATAATATATGCATCGTTCGGTGCTTCTTTAGTACAAACATCATCATACGAACCATTTTCAATCATAATTTCACAACCGTAGCGTGACTTACAGGTTTCTCTCTCTGCTGATGTCCAATGGTCCATATGCTTTTCCCGTGTTTTATCAATAACTTGACTCACGAACGTCCTCCCCATGAAATATCTGGATATGCTTCTACAACAACTTCTTTTGTAATCTTATACTTTTCACCAAGCTTTTTATCTTTTACAAGACAAATAATTTCTGCTTCAAGTGGATGAAGTCCTTGAAGAAGATTGATGAACATTGATTCTCTACGAATGTTGTTAAGACCATCATTACCACCTTTGATAAAGTGATAGAAGTTCTTATATTCTTTACGAATTGTAGTGTGTCCTTGTTTATCAGTAGACCCTAGAGAGAAGGATCCAGTTTCATGCATTCTGCGAACTTCTTCTGTAATCTTTGTAGAGAGATTGCCAGAATGGACAGTTTGGTCTTCAAATGCAGAATATGGTACTGGTCCTTCAGGTAGCATTGAAATTATACTCTCATCAAAGTTCCAAATCATAATCGATTTGATTGAAAGATCCTCATATTTTTTGAAGAGTTCTACCTTTTTAGCGTTAGACCTTTGGCGCGAAATCAGGTCTAATACTTCAAAAATAAAAGGATTTTTTGGTAAATTGTCAACCGCCGTAGCTGGAGTAGTTTTCTTTGCCTGAACTACTTTTGCTTTTGTTGCTGCCTTTTTTGTTGTTGTCGTTGTCATATGAATTCAAAATCTAAAATGATTATACAGTATTTAGTTATTCTTCCTCATCTTCATCTTCATAGTCTTCAAAGTAATCAGGATTAAAACTGATTGCTAAAACTTCATCAGGGATTACATTACCTTTGCTGTCAAAGAATTCTGGATGAAGTTTTGGACGATCCTGATAATTCATCATGTATTCTCTGGCAACCCAACCAGTTACAATCCCCACTACAAGAAACAATATGGTTAAAAAACAACCGAAAACTAGACTAGTTGCTAACATTTCTTTTTCTCCGGGAAACTACTTTTCTTTTCCTTGACATAAAGGAAAATTCAAAATAGATGGTTACTTCCCGATTCAGAAAGCAAACCATCTTTTCAAAGATGATATGGAAGGGCTGAGTTTGCTTTCTTTTACCTCCATGAAGAATAAGTTCAATACCACGATTTCTGTGGTCTTCCTTTTTATTTATGTCAAGATTTGATGATTTGTTGTTCCTTGAGGAATTTGATTGTGTCAACGGATCCTCCTAATTTTTTATCATCACAGACAACTTGTGGAAATGTAGAGTCATTACCAAACTCAGCATAAAACTCATCTTTGGTAAAATGCTCATTCAAATTATAAACCACAAAGTTACTTCCTGTCAACTCTAACACTTGTTTAACCTTATAGCAATAGGGGCAATTTTCTTTGGAATATACTGTGAAATTCATAGTTTGTTATAATTTTATAATAATTTATAATAGAAAAAAAGGAGGGTTTAAACCCTCCCCATTAACCACCAACTTACCTCTCCCACCACAGAGAGGATCTTTCATTCTCAAAGATACAAAGATTTGAAAGACTTGAATATTATAAGGTATTTTGAGTCAGGTGTCAAGCAGGTTGAAGACTGGCAATGTACTCTTGACAAGCAACAATGTCTGCCTCCAATGCTTCAATTTGCTCTTGAATTTGAGTGTACTGTTCAGTCTCTTCTTCAAGAGTTGCAAGGTTTTCTTGAAGTTGTGAAAGATACTCATTATTATTAGCAATTCTTGCCTCGTGAGCAGCAATGTCACCCTCTACAGTATAAGGATCTGGAACAGGATGAGTAATTGTTGCTTCAATCTCATAATCATTTCCGTGCTCTGCAATGAGAGCATCAACTTCCTCAAGAGTATACCCAGTTTGATTATTACTATCTGTAGTCAAATAGTAAAGATGTGCCAAAGGTAATGTGAGTGTTGTCGTTTCAGTTGCCATAATTCGTAATGTTTTTTCTATTTATTTATCAATAGGTTAGATGTTGAAGTGCTACTTTATGTTGTTCGGTAATTAAGAAAGGTTGTGAAGAAACTTTTTGAAAGACTTCAAAAATATCATTACGATTTGTTTTCCAGTGATGCCCACCACCATCATTTCTTTGTTGGAAACTCGTCCTTTCTTGATGCCTTGTCACCATTGTTTCAAAATCGAAACGATGTAAATGAGCAATGTATAAGTCCCGATGATAATTATTGTTTCTACCTTTGAGACTATGAAATCCCCAATTCCATTCAAGAGGAACCTTACTGATTAAGGTTTTATCTTCTGCAGCATCCTTGTACCAAAAATTTCTTTTCTCAAAAATACAATCACCAGGAGAAAGTGCTAACTCATTTTGAGTATCTTGAATCACACTATAACCACTACAAGTCGCATACAAATCATCACCTTGAACAAAATCATTTAGAGTTTCATTCAAAGGTTTCTCAAGAGAATATAAAATCTCATCACTTTCAGCAAAAATTACACATTCATATTCTCGAAGAAGTTCTCTTTGAAAATCTTGTGCGGTTTTAACTAACCATTCGTGGTCATTGACATATTCGTTTGAAACCAGACGAACATTCACTGGAAGATTTGATGTAGAACCATCCGTAGAAGAATGGTCTAGGACATAAATGTCTTCATTCGCAAAGTATTGTTGATAGTGTCTCAACCAAATTGGTAGAAAAATACTTTCATTTTTAACTGTGGTGAAAACAGCACACTTTTTTTTCATTTACAATCTCCAAACTTATTCATTGCGGACTTAATCACAGTGTCCATATCCATATACTTATACTCAGCAAGTCTACCACCAAATATAAAGTTTGTCAAAGAAGATGATTTATTTTTATAGTTTTCATAAATCATTTGATTTCTTTTATCGTTAATTGGATAATAAGGAATCATTCCTTCTTGATATTCTTGTGGATACTCATAAGTAATCACAGTTTTTGATGATTGGGTCTTTTCAAAATGCTTGTGCTCTAGGATTCTTGTGTGAGCAACTTCACTGTCGCAATAATTAATCACAGCATTGCCTTGAAAATTGTCAGTATCTTTAATTTGATGCTCAAATCTCAATGAACGATACTCAAGTTTCCCAAACTCGTAATCAAAGAACTCATCAATACAACCAGTATAAACAACTTGGTTTGCTAGTGAATTGAAGTGATTTCTATTCGAAAGATAATCGATATTCAACTGAACTTCAATACCATCAAGCATCTTTTGTATCATTGAAGTGTAACCACCGATGGGTATTCCCTGATAAGTATCGTTAAAATAATTATTGTTAAAAGTAAATCTTAATGGAAGTCTTTTGATAATAAAAGATGGTAATTCTGTTGCAGATTTACCCCACTGCTTTTCGGTATAACCTTTAATAAGAGTTTGATAAATGTCCTGTCCTACAAGGGATAATGCTTGCTCTTCAAGATTTGTTGGAGTTCCTTGAAACTTTTGTTGTTCTATAATTTCTTTTGCCTGGGATGGGGTTGTAACACCCCACAACTCATAGAAGGTATTCATATTAAAAGGAAGTGAATATAATTTTCCTTTTGAATATGCTTTAGGTGAATTGATATAGTTGTTGAATTCAGTAAAACGATTGATAAAGTTCCAGACTACTTTGTTGTTTGTGTGAAAAATATGAGCACCATATTTGTGAATGTTTATTCCTTCTACATTTTCAGTATAGCAATTACCACCAATATGAGGTCTCTTATCAATCACTAAACAAGACCTGCCAGAATCAGTGGCAAGTCTTGCAAATGTGACACCAAATAATCCAGCACCAACAATTAGATAATCATACAATCAACCTTTCCTCCAAAGTTGTTTTGAGAATTGAACCCAATCTTGAACTCTGGTGTCCCAACTGTAATACTGATTGCATACTTTTACCTGAAGAGTATTATCAAACTTACCTTCACGATACTCGGTAATCGTTCTCTTGAGTTCTCTTGCAAATCGTTCAATATGTTTTTGACGATCAGGAATAAAACCATACTGTCGTGCAAAACCTAGACCAGTTTCGGGAAGTGCAGCAAGATTACTAGAAAGAACAGAACATCCAGCACACAATGCTTCAATCATAGAAATACAGGAGGTTTCCATAAAGTATGTTGGATAGGCAAAGATGTGAGTATTCATCAGTTGCTCTCTCACTTTAGAATTATTCGTGCGAGTATGACGAACAACTCTCTTATCCTCATTTGCAAGTTTCAAGCAATAACGAAGGAATTGTTGTTCTTGCTCATTAACGTGTGAGTATTCATAAGTTTGTAGACCTTGATGATACTGTTTGATTCTTTCGTCAGGATCAATCTCGTGGAAAACGTGAAGTTCAATATCTTCTTCTGGAATAAGTCTAAGTGATTCCAAAAGAATATCAAGACCACGAATGGGATTTGAATGAAACATCAAGTTAAGTTTGTTTCCTTCTGGTTTCTTGTGAGGTTCAAATGGTTGTGTTGCATTCTTAAGTACATAACACTTCTCTGCGGGCAGTTGGAACCTTTCCATAAACCTTTCATACTGCCAATCAGACACGAATACATATGCCTTAAAATGTTTTAAGAACTGCTTGTCCAGTAGTGTCTCAAGACCATCTTCCATATGATGCATATGCACCCAAACTAGATTTGAACTGTCTGGGGACAAAGTATTATCACCTGGAAGAACACACCAATGCCAATCGGCAAGATCTGGTGCAGCAGGCAAAACCAAGTCCTGCCAAGCACGACCCATAAGTTCCGTACCACCAACTCCATCAGGATTTAAAGTTGCTTCCAGAAGAGGAGGCATATTATTATGTAAATATTCTGGTTTTGTAACTACTGTTTCCGTCATTTCATAAAACTCCTGTGAAAATGTTTTCGTTATAACTCTTCTTAAATCTTCTGGAAAATTTAAAAAGTTATAGTTGTGAAATTTTTTGTTTTCGTGCTTTCTATTTAAAATATCAGTTTTGTTTTGAATAGCATCTTGAATACTTTGCTGATTATTTACTTCACCATTATTAAATTCTTGGTGTGCATAAGAGTTCAACTTATCTTGAATTTGTTTGATGCCACCAAAGAATGTGAAGTGCCATCCAGCATTCTCAAAGAAAGGAAACTCATAAGAACGACCTCTCAAAAAGTCTGCATCAGTTTTAGATGCGGTCTCAACATTCGTGAATACAGTTCCACCCCAAGTGCTGTTCTCGTAAGTGAAGAAATTATAATAGAAGTTATCACATCTCGCAAGAGCAAGTTTGTTCTCGGGAAGTCCATTTTGTTTGAGATGTTGAATCAATTCCTTGCGGGGAATCTCATCAGCATCACTCAACATAAACAAATCATCAGGAGAGAAGTTCTTAAGACCCTCTAGTATGTGATTTCTTTGACCTCTCTCTAGTTTCCAGAACCCAGATTCAAAATTACATTCTTTTTTATTTGAGAAATCATAATCACTAATATCTGGTTCGTAATGAACTGAAATGATTTTAGAACGAAGTTCTTCATCAAACTCATTAATGATTTGATTAAGATAATATGGTTTTTCTTTACCAGAGTGTGTGTAATTACATTCACTAATGATAAAATAATCTACAGTATCTCGTAAGTATTCTAATCTTAATTTAAGAATATCAAATTCATTAAAGAATGAAAATCCATCTATAACTTTCATTCAAGAACCTCCTTTAAGAATTCTTCCATTGGTGATTTCTTAAAGATTTCAAGACCCTTTTCTGCTTGAGCATCAAGTTCTTCTGGTTTCTTGAGAAGTTTGTATGCAGTATCTACGAAACGATTGTATGTCGATTCAAATACTGTGCCTTCCATATAAGCAGGAAAATCAGTATCTGGATTTCTTTCAGTAAGAACAGGAACTTTATTTTGAATCAAATGGGACACACGAATAATCTCAAAAATTTGATTATTCATATTATGAAGATTGATGACTAGTTTTGCTCGTTTAATATACTCATCTCTATCGTCACCATAAGTGCTTTGAATATGTACAAAGTTAAGTTTAGGATTATTCTCAAACTGCTTTAGGATATGAGTTCTTCTTTCTGTGGGGCATCCGTAGAAAAGAATGTCAATGTCTCTGTCCTGTGGTTTGTTGCGTTCAAAGTAAGTAATTTCTGGAACATAACCAACCTTACAATGCTTTATGTTCTCCACTCCTGCTTTGCGAAGAACTTCAGCATTTCTCATTGAATAGTCCCATACTTCTAAACCACGATACTTACGACACCAACGAATACACTCTGGACCATCTTTCATTTGCTCCAAAGAATAGATGATAGTATCTTTTGGAATATCGTGCCTCACCACATCTACAGGGCAGTGATGCATTCCAAAGACAATGTTTCTTCTACCAGGAACAAAATCATTTACACTATTCGTTACATCGTGCCCCAAACATTGAAGAGAAAAAAACATTGCTGCTTCAATTTCATGAAACACTTGCGAATGAACATAAAATCCATTGTCAGGAACAATTCGTACTAAATTAAATTTCACGGATAAACTCTCCAAAATTCTTTTTGATTTCACTGATAAGATTTATATCTCTAGAAACAACTCCTAATCCATTACAGTGACCGAAGTTTGTTTTTGGTAGATTGATTTCTTTGAAGAACCTACTCACACCAAACTTGGGGTCATCAACCATCGTATCGTGCATTAGAATTATACCATCTTCTTTAAGAAATGGTGCCCACTTCTCAAAGTCATTCTTAACTGCTTCATAGGTATGCAGACCATCAATGTGAAGAATATCAATTGGTTTCGTCCAAGTCTTTGCAACATCATCAAAGAATCCCTTGATAATTGAAACATTAGTCAATTCAAGTTCTTTGACCTTATCCATCACATACTCATAAGTATCTCGTTCTCCAGCACAAATATCTCCTTCAAAACTATCAATACCATACACATCCCCAATTCCAGGAATTGCGAAACAGAATGTTGAGTAACCATAATCAACACCCAAGTCTACAGTTGTGCTTGGTTGTTTGCGACGAACAATCCAGTCAGCAAATTGTCTATGGTCTCTCCAGTTGAAATTATTCTTATTTCCAACTTCCATCAAAATATCAAGATTATTTCTTGTGTATTCAGTCTCATCTCTTTCAACATCATCACGATACATCTCTGGGGGATAGTAGGTGAAGTATCTTTCAAGACCTTGATTATCATACTGATGATGACGACGATAATGAAAACAATGTTGTTTTGGAATACCAGTTGCCATCCATAGTTCAAAGCAATAACGATAGTTCTGTAGTTCTCGCATCATTGCTTCTACATCCATATACTCTTCAATCTTGAGTGGATGCTTCAGTTTACGAATGTAATCGTTTCGTGCCCACCAGAAATTTCCAGCATAGTGCTGAACCACAAAATCAAGTTTGATGTCGTGTCTTTCTACCCAATCAACACCACAGCAATCATAACCTTCATCAAGTTTTGCAACACAATCTTCCCACTTCTCAACATTGAAGTACTGCATATAGTGCCTCCAATCTTTGATTGCACCAGGTATGTGAGTTGAATAAGAACTCATACCTTTGTTGTGGAAGTAGAAGACATAACCATCTTCATGTAGACAGTGTTCGTAAATCTTCGCAAGAGTCTGCCCTTCATAAAGATTTGGTTGCTCTCCAACAGGTTTAATATCAATAATATTTACAAAAGGATAACGGTCTTTGATATAACCAATCACCATTTCATCATAAGAATGCCCAGTCTTGGAATTATAAAGTCCCAAAGGCAGAGTCATACACATATTAATCTTTGCCTTATCTGCAAGACCAACAGTTTTCAACAGACTCATCTGCTCGTCGATCCACCATACCCACATATTGTTGGTGTCGGGGATAAACATATGGTAAAAGACATTGATAGTCTTTTCAGTTTTCTTTTCGTTTCTATAATTTAACATAGAGTTCTCCAATCTTGCATATTTTTCTCTTGGATAAGGTTGTAGATAATGATTTGTATGACTGTAATGTATCGAATCTACCTTTGGTTTATTATACAACACCCACATCTCATAAGAAAATGTGTGCCCTGCTAGTTTCTCTGTAAGACTTTCATCATAATATAAACTTCGGTTGAGAACATCAGGAAGAGTACGAATATAATTTGTCGTTGCCCACCAGAAGTTTCCAGAAAGATGTGGGTAAGGTTCTTGATTATAATTTGTTCCTACAACACTTACATCTTCTAGTTTTTTAACACAATCCTTCCATTGTTCAACCATCCAGTAATTCATATAATGTCTCCAATCCCTTGTAGGAATTGTTTGATATGAATTGATTGAATGTAATACTCCTTTTGAATGAAGGTAGAGCACATACCCATCATTATTCTTGGAGTATTCTTGAAGTTCTTTAAGTGTCTGCCCCTCGTAAAAATTATCTTCGGTGCTTCTTCTAGAAGATAGAACAGTTGCAAATGAATATTCTTTGTTGAGATAATCTCTTACCTCATCAAAATATTCATCAGGAGCAACATAACAAACATAAGTCTTTGCCACATCTGCTAGACCAACTTGTTTAATCAGTCCTAGTTGCTCATCAATAAAGTCTTTCCATAGATGATTCAGTGCTGCTAAATGATAAAAGACTGCAAGTTTCATACAACAACATTACTCTTAACATGCCCCACGATGACTTGAGGATCAAGATAAACTTGATGCCCTTGCTCTGCGACTTTCTCACAGAAGTAGAGGTCTTCACCTAATGGGAGTTCATAGACGACTCCATCGACCTCTTGAATCACCTTACCAAGACCAAACCATGGTCTCTTGAGTGATTCAAACACACCAGACTTGACACACATAAAACCAAGACCAACTCCATAAACTTCAATCGGTTCATCAAGTTGCTGAAGAAGTTGAATCTCTTCTCTCTTCATTGGTTTGAAATCATTCTTTGCACGATGCACCATTGCATCTGCTCCTTGTGCTTCAAAATACACAGCAGAAATTAAGTCCTTATTGGATGCATAAAGACGTAAGAACTGCTCTGGATTCCAGACAATATCACTATCAATCATAAAGAGTTTGTCGTATGTGTATTGCCCCTTTCCTGGTGCAGGATTAAAGACTTCTAAATTACGACTTCCAGTGATGGTTGCTTCTCTTGCATTTGTAATGATAGAAGCATACTCACTTTGAAAAATCCAAGAAATATTATTTGCCTCAAGAGTATGAATTGTTGCCATTAGACACTTCACATACTCGGCACACATATGATGCCCTGGAGTTGTGATGACCACATTAAAGTGTGGTACTGTTGCTTGTTGCGGAGAATTAGAATAATTTAACATAGTCTTACAGAATTACCATTTTTTGATGACCGACTCGAACCTTTGGATTGCACCAGATTTCAAAACCATACTCTCTTAAATCTTCACACATTGCAACGTCTTCGGAACACATATCCTCAAGAACAGTCCCATCATCTTTGATGAGTTGAACTTTCTTCGGTGCAAACCAAGGATAAGGAACTTTTTCGAAGACACCTTTTTTCATCAACACCCATCCAAAACCACAATATTCAACTTTAAATGGACCTGGACGACGTTGCATTTCTTCAACGGTTTCAAAGTGATAAGAACCTTTAGTCATCAAAAGTTGCCTGTCCATATTGACAACAACAGTTGATTGATTTGCGACTGGAGTTCCGTTTGATTGAACGTACCAACCCGTTGCAACATCTTTATCCATCAACAGAAGTTCCAAAAGGTCTTCTGTCTTGAAAATAATATCACTATCAATCCACATAATATAATCATAAGGAACCTGCCCCCTAAAAGGAGTCAGCATCGTTCCTGCATAATTATCTGCCTGCAGACAATCAGTTCGTGCGTGATTCACCATCGAACTGTATTGTTGAGAGATATAAAAATTAATTCCTTGTTGGTTTAGGTCAAACAGCAGTCTTACAAACTGCGTCATAAAGGTTCCAGAATACATTAATCCTGGAAGACAAAATGCGATTGTTTTACCTTTAAAATTATTTTTCGGTTGATTTGTATAATTCAGGGGCATACAACAAAGTCAATATAGAATTCATTATAACATATGTATGCGTCTTTTACCACCAAGTAATTCTTACATATCCATTACCACCATCACCACCAAGTCCAAAACGATTTTGCTCTTGAGAGTATCCACCTCCACCACCTCCACCACCTCTGGTGCCGTTGCCTCCGTTTCCTGCTGCGGATTGTGAGGTTGATGATGCTAATGTTAATTCTCCACCAGCACAAGCAGCAACATAAGTATTGTTTGCATAGATGAGTGCTTGAATAGAATTAACAACATTAGAAGTCCTAGAAGACCAAACAATTCCATCGGTAGAAGTAAATATTCTTCCAGGACTAGATTGACCACCAGCAACATAAAGATTGCTTGCAAAATTGAGAGCATTAATTTGAGCAGTACCAAAACCAGAAGTTCTTAAAGTCCAACGAATTGCATCTGTTGAGGTATTTAAGATTCCACTAGCACCACCAGCAAGATAAGTATTATTTTCAAAAGTGAGTGCATTAATTTGATTAGTACCAAAAGCAGAAGTTCTTAAAGTCCAACGAATTGCATCTGTTGAGGTATTTAAGATTCCACTAGCACCACCAGCAAGATAAGTATTATTTCCAAAGGTAAATGTTCTAATAGTACTACCACCAAAACCAGAAGTTCTTAAAGTCCAAGAAATTGCATCTGTTGAGGTATTTAATACACCACCTTGACCACCAGCAACATAAGTATTGTTTGCAAAGGTGAGTGCAGGAATAAAATTACCACCAAATCCAGAAGTTCTTAAAGTCCAAGCAATTGCATCTGTTGAAGTATTTAAGACTCCACTAAGACCGCCGGCAACATAAGTATTGTTTGCAAAGGTAAGTGCAGAAATATAATTAGTACCAAAACTAGAAGTTCTGCTAGTCCAAGCAATTGCATCTGTTGAGGTATTTAATTTTCCAATATCATCACCAGCAACATAAGTATTGTTTCCAAAAGTAAGGGCATTAAATTGATTCGTAGTACCAGAAGTTCTTAAATACCAACTCGTAACTCCTTCACTCAAAGCACCTCCACCACCTCCACCAGAACCATAAGAACCCGTATAAGTTCCATCAATACCATCGGAACCACTACCACCAGTATTACTTCCACCATTATTTGTATAAGTATTTCCATAATAATAAGAAACTGAATTACCACCAGTAAAGGAATTAAATGCTCCTCCTCCACCACCAGTCACTTGGAATGAGTTTGCTTGTATTGTGCTATTTGAACCAACACCAGAAGAAAGTCCAGCACCACCAACAAGACCAGCAGTATTATAAAGAGGATTGAGTGTGACTGCTGCTGCGGCACCTGCGGTTCCTGCTGTGGTTGCCGTATCACTTGCACCACCACCAGCAGCAGAAGTTAGTGTATAAGTCGCAGTGCCCGTTGGAGTGTTTCCAGTCCAAGTGACAGTTGTAGAAGCACCAGAAGAACCACCACCAGAAGAAGCACCACCAGCAACAAAGGTGGTTCCGTATGTGAGAGCATTAATAGTTTGTGCTTGGAACAGTGAAGTTCTTAAAGTCCAGGTGATTGTGTCTGTGGAAGATGCTAAAAATCCAGAATTTCCTGCTGTTATATAGAGGTTGTTTGTGTAGGTGAGAGCACGAATAGTACTAGTAAACCCAGCAGTTCTCAATTCCCAGGTGATTGTGTCTGTTGAAGTGTTTAAGATTCCAGAAACACCACCAGCAATATAAGTATTGTTTACAAAAATAAGAGCATTAGCAGAACCAGCAGAAGTTCTTGAAACCCATACAATTGTGTCTGTTGATGTTCTTAGGTTTGCAGTACCAGAAGAAGCAACATAAATATTGTTTCCATAAGTGAGAGCAAGCATATTATTAGAACCAAAACCCGAAGTTCTTAAAGTCCAATTAATTGCATCAGTTGATACATTTATTGCTGGAGATCCGCCAGAAAAAGCACCCCCCAAGACATAAATATTGTTTCCAAAAGTAAGTGTTTGAATAGCATTAGAACCAACTCCAGAAGTTCTTAAAGTCCAAGTGATTGCGTCTGTTGAGGTGTTTAATCTTCCACGACCAGCAGCACCACCAGCAGCAACATAAAATGTCGAATAAGTAAGAGCATTTATAGTATCAGTAGCAAAACTAGCAGTCCTTAAAGTCCAGTTAGTACCATCAGGAGAAGTACTTAATACTGAAGATGCACCACCGGCAACATAAAGATATCCACCATAAGTAAGAGTATTAATATCACTAGTACCAAACTTAGAACCACCAGGAACAGTAAACCAGTTAATACCATCAGTACTGGTACTCATACCACGATTGTTTCCACCACGACCACCAGCACCAGGAGTCGCAGTCATCGTAGAAGCATTTCCAAGTTCTCCACGACGAATCAACCAGGCATTATAAGCACCAGAACCTCCACCACCACCAGAACCGATTGTTCCTGTGTATCGTCCTGATGCTCCACCACCACCACCACCGATTGCCTCAATATAAAACTGTGTTGCTGTTGGAGGAATAAAAAATGTTTGTGCTCCTGATGTTGTGAATTCTTGAGAACCTTTGTATGTTACTGGGTCTGTGGGTATTGTAGATGTGGAGTTTATTGGTTCCCAGATTTGTTGAGTTGCTTGGGAGGTTGCGAGTACACTGTTATTACCAGCATAAATGTATTGATTATTAATGTAGTTGAGAGAATATAAATCTAATGTAGTAGATGAGGTTCTTAAAGTCCAAGCAATTGCATCTGTTGAGATGTTTAGGACTCCAGTACCACCACCAGCAAGATAAGTATTGTTTGCATAAGTAATCGCACGAATAACATTAAGACCAAAACCAGAAGTTCTTAAAGTCCAAGCAATAGTATCTGTTGAAGTATTCAAAAGCGAAGCAGTTCCACTAACAACATAAATATTGTTTGCATAAGTAAGAGAATAAAGAGTATTGGTGGTTCCAGAAGTTCTTAAAATCCAAACAATAGCATCTGTTGAGGTTCTTATATTTCCATTATCACCAGCAGCAATATAAACACTATTTACATAAATGAATGTATTAATAGCATTAGAACCAAAACCAGAAGTTCTTAAAGTCCAAGCAATTGCGTTTGTTGATACATTTAATCTTCCATTTTGACCACCTACAATATAATTATTGTTTGCGTAAGTGAGTGCATAAATTTGATTAGTACCAAAACCAGAAGTTCTTGAAATCCAAGCAATTGCATCTGTTGAAGTATTTAAGGTTCCACTTTGACCACCAGCAACATAAGTATTGTTTGCAAAGGTGAGTGCATAAATGACATTAGTGGCAAAACCAGAAGTTCTTAAAGTCCAAGCAATTGCATCTGTTGAAGTATTTAAGGTTCCAGTATTACCACTAGCAATATAAGCATTGTTTGCATAAGTAAGAGAATAAATTAAAGTACCAAAACCAGAAGTTCTTAAAATCCAATAAGCAGCACCAGGATAAACTGCCAAAAACTTCCCAGCATTTCCAGTTGTACTTGGAAGTGCATTATCATCAATATATTGTCGATTTACAGCATCGGTCGCAGAAGATACTACACTTACATCAATAACCTTATTGCTGTCTAATGTTGCCATTTACTTTTAGTCTCCTTCAAGGTATTTATTACCACCAAGTAATCTTCACATAACCATCACCACCATTACCACCATTACCAAAAGTAGAACCGATAGAAGCACCACCACCTCCACCACCTCCACGAGCACCATTACCACCAGTTGCTGCTATTGCAGTTCCTTGTGAAGTTGCTAATATTCCACTAGCACCAGCAACAACATAAGTATTGTTTCCAAAAACACTTCCATCAATAGTATTAGCACCAAAACCAGAAGTTCTTAAAGTCCAGGTGATTGTGTCTGTTGAAGTGTTTAAGATTCCAGAAGTACCGCTAAGAACATAATTATTATTCCCATAAGTAATATCCGTATATTGGGGGGCACTACCAGAACCACCAGTTCTTAAGGTCCAAGTGATTGCATCTGTTGAAGTAATCAATCTTCCAGTACGACCAACAACAATATAAAGATTGTTTGCATAAAGACTATCAGTAGGAGTAAAACTAGCTCCAGCAGTTCTTGCAGTCCATTGGATTCCATTTGTTGAGGTACTTAATCTTCCTGAAGTACCAATAAGATAAACATTATTACCGAACAGAAGAGTATGTAATTCATTAGAAGCGGTAAAACCAGAAGTTCTTAGGGTCCAGGAGATTGAATCTGTTGAAGATGCTAATTCACTAAAAACATTGATAGTAAAATAATTACTATTATCAAATATTAAAGATTGTATTCCATATGAGGGATTAAGACCGGTCGTTCTTGCAGTCCAAGCGATTACATCTGTTGAGGTATATAATCTTGCACCATCACCACCACCAACATAAAGATTATTTGTATAAATAAGATCATTAAAACTACCGGTAGTACCAGTAGTTCTTAAGGTCCAAGTGATTGCATCTGTTGAAGTGTTTAAAACTCCACTAGCACCAGCAGCAACATAAAATGTTGAATAAGTAAGAGCATTAAGACCACTAGTAGTACCAGTAGTTCTCAAAGTCCAAGACCAATTTCCAACTCCTGCACCACCACCACCTCCACCAGAACCATAAGGAAGTCCAGAGATTACAACGGCATTTGTACCATTGGTTCCTGTATTATTTCCACCAGATGCCGATGTAGAGATTCCATAAACATTAATAACACCACCAGAACCTCCTGCAGATGCTGTAGAACCAGCACCACTTCCACCTCCTGTTGGTTGGAATTGATTGGTTTGTGTGGTTGCTGTGAGTCCAGCACCGATTGGTGTTTGAAGTGCTCCAGAACCTCCAGCAGTTGTATAATAAAAACTTGATTGAGATGCTACTTGTGCTGTTCCTGCGACACCTGCAGCACCTCCACCACTTGCAGTGATGGTATAAGTTCCTCCAGGTCCAGTCCAGGATATTGTAGTTCCTGCTCCTGCCGAACCTGTGCCAGCATCTGTGGTTGCACCTGCACCACCAACACCAGGATTAACTGTGAGATTTGAAGAAATAATATTTTTTGGAATGTACCAAGAAGTATAAGAACCTGATGAACCACCTTGTCCTGATACTTGTGAGTATGAAGTATTTAAGACTCCACTATCACCACCAGAAACATAAGTATTGTTTCCAAAGGTGAGTGCAAGAATACCATTAGAACCAAAACCAGAAGTTCTTAAAGTCCAAGTGATTGCATCTGTTGAGGTATTTAAGATTCCACTAACACCACCAGCAACATAAGTATTGTTTGCAAAGGTGAGTGCTCTAATATTAGTAGTAGCAAAACCAGAAGTTCTTAAAGTCCAAGCAATTGCATCTGTTGAAGTATTTAAGACTCCACTAGCACCACCAGCAACATAAGTATTGTTTCCATAGGTGAGTGCATTAATATCATTAGTAGCAAAACTAGAAGTTCTTAATACCCAAGTAATTGCATCTGTTGAAGTGATAAACCCCCCACTAGAACCCCCTGCAAGATAAATACTACCATCAAAAGAAAAAGATCTAATAATACTAGTAGCAAACCCAGAAGTTCTTAAAGTCCAAGTGATTGCGTCTGTTGAAGTTCTTAAATCTCCAAATCCCCCACCAGCAAGATAAGTATTATTTAAATAAACAAGTTTGGTAGTATTATTACCAGTACCAGAAGTTCTTAAAGTCCAGGCAATTGTGTCCGTTGAAGTAATTAATACTCCACTATTACCACCAACAACATAAAATGATGAATATGTACTAGATTGGAGTGCTACACCAGCACCAGAAGTTCTTGCAGTCCAAATGATTGCGTTTGTTGAAGTTCTAATTCCACCTGGTGGTGTTGTTCCAGTTACAACATATAACCCACCATAAGTAATGGAAGACAGTGTTTCTACAGTACCAGAAGTTCTTAAAGTCCAAGTCACACCTTGATATACTTGTGCATTAGACTGCCCCGCACCTCCTCCACCACCAGCACCAGTTGCTTCAATGTATAAGAGATTGGCATAACTTGGAACATTAAAAGTTTGACTTCCAGTTGTTGTAAACTCTTGATAGTTAGAAACATAATCCCAAGAGATATTCGTTCCATCAGTCGTGGTGAGAAACTTACCAGCATTTCCAGTTTGTGATGGTAGTGGTTGAACATTTGCATCCACATAGTCCTTGTTGACTACATCAGTTGTAGCAAAGACTGTTGTAGTAATACCTGAAATAAAATTAGAACCTGCTGTTGTCATTTGTTTACCTCCTTATACCCAACTGATACGAACATAACCAGCACCACCAGTTCCACCAGAACCTGCAGAGTTGCTGACTTCATCATAACCACCTCCACCACCTCCACCACCTTTGACTCCAGAACCTCCTGTGCCTGCTGATGCGATTGGAGATGTTACGAGAATTCCACTAGAACCACCAGCAACATAAGTATTATTTCCAAAAGTAACTGAATGTACATTACCAGCAGTAAAAGCAGAAGTTCTTAATTGCCAAGTAATTGCATCTGTTGAGACACTTAAAAATCCAGATGTGCCTGTAACATAAGTATTATTAAAGAAACCGAGTCCAAATACACTATTACCAGTAAAAATACCAGAAGTTCTCAAAGTCCAAGCAATTGCATCTGTTGAAGTTGCAGTTTCACCCCAGGTATTGATAGTGACATAGATAGAATTTCCATAAGTAAGACCATGAATGTTGTAATTAGATGTATTATTAAGTCCAGAAGTTCTTAATTCCCAAGTAATTGCATCTGTTGAAGTGTTTATTTTTGAACCACTACTACCACCAGCAACATAAATTCCATTTGCATAAATGATTTCATTAATGGCAAGAGTAGCAAAAGCAGAAGTTCTTATAATCCAACTAATTGAATCTGTTGAAGTATTTAATCTTCCACTATCACCACCAGCAACATAAGTATTGTTTGCAAAAGTGAGTGCTCTAATAGTAGAAGTAAAACCAGAAGTTCTTAAAGTCCAAATAATAGTATCTGTTGAGGTATTTAATCTTCCACTATCACCACTCGCAACATAAAAAGTTTCATATATGATAGAATAAATATCAGCAGTACCAAAACCAGCAGTTCTTAAAATCCAAGTAATTGCATCTGTTGAGGTATTTAAGATTCCACTAGCACCACCAGAAAGATAAGTATTATTTGCAAACGCAACTGATCTAATAATAGAAGTGCTAAAACTAGCAGTTCTTGCAGTCCAGAACAACGCATCTCTACTTGCAGCACCTCCACCACTTCCACCATTACCATAAGAAAGTCCAGAAATACTTAAAGAAGAACTTCCTGGTATTTGATTATTTGTTGCACTAATTGTGTTTCCATAATAGTTCAGTGTTCCTCCAAGACCACCAAGAACACCACCAAATAAATTATAACCAATTGAATAAGCACCAGCACCACCACCAGTTGTTTGATATGCAAGTGTTGCTGTTGCTGCTGCTGTTGGTGTTACACCTGGATAAAGACCAGAAGCACCAGCACCACCTGCACTTGCTCTTAAGTAATTAAGTGTTGTACTTGGAACCGTACCACCAGCACCAACAACATAAGCAGTACCAGCAGAACCACCATTTGCAGTAATTGTATAAGTTCCTGCAGGTCCCGACCAAGATACTGTGGTTCCTGCACCTGCTGTACTTGTTGTACCACCAGCACCAACAGTCACAGAAAGTGTTGATCCAGTAATTTGAGACTTATCTAATTCCCAAGTGACTGTTGCTCCACCGCCGCCGCCAGAACCGCCAGAACCAAGACGAACTGGAGAAGCAGAAACAGCACCAGCAGCGCCTGCAGTGATAAAAGTATTCCCAATACCAACAGAAGACGATAAAGATTGTGCGGTATTTGAAGTTCTTAAGACCCAAGTGATTGCGTCTGTTGATGATAGAACAACACCAGAATCACCATTTGCAATATAAGTCGAACCACCATAAGAAAGACCACGAAGAATTGATGTTCTACCTGAGGTTCTTAAAGTCCAAGTAATTGCATCTGTTGAAGTATTTAATATTCCAGATTCACCACAAATAGCATAAATATTATTTCCATAAGTAAGAGAAAGAATATTAACAGCTGCAGAAATTCCAGAAGTTCTTCTAGTCCAAGTAATTGCGTCTGTTGAGGTATTTAAGACTCCACTATTACCCGCAAAAATATAAGTATTATTTCCATAAATAAGAGCATTAAAATTAATAGGTGAAGTATTTGCTGTTCTTAAAGACCAATTTATAGTATCAGTAGAAGAACTTAAAACTCCAGAGTTTCCACCAGCAACATAAACACCACCATAAACCATAGCATTAATAGTGGTATTACCAAACCCAGAAGTTCTCAGTAACCAGTTAATGCCATCTGTGGTGACTGAAATAAAACCACCATTACCAATCGCATCAGTACATCCAGCAACAATATAATCATTACTGATTCCAATAGAGTTAATGGTTTGAATTGCAGTGTTTGTTGTACGAAGTATCCAATATAAGGTGTCTGTTGATGTAGAAAAATAGGCACCGTTTCCAAACCCAGATAAGATGTTTTGTGTTGATGTTGCACTTACTCCAGAAGTACCAGCATAAACATAAATATTATTCCCATATCCCAGCGTATTAATTGTTGATGATGTAAATGTTGATGACCTTAGAATCCATACAATTCCATTAGTAGAAGTTGCCGCATTACCACCAGCACCACCAGCAACATAAACACCATCATTATAAACCAATGAGTTGATTGCGTTTGTGGTAAATGGTGCGGTTCTTATAGTCCAGTTACTTCCATCTGCGGATGTTGCTAAACGACCAGAATCACCAGAAGCAACATAAAGAGTTCCATAAGTTAATGCACGAACTGCATTCGCACCAAATCCAGGTATTTTAGCATCCCAAGAAATTGAGTCAGTTGATGTAGAAAGTCCAAGACCTAGAGTTGTTAAAGATGTTTGAGTTGCAGTATTTAAAACTCCACTTTGACCACCAACAATATAAGTATTGTTTGCAAAAGTAAGAGAACGAAGAGAAGCAAAATAAGAAGAAGTTCTTAAAGTCCAAACAATTGCATCTGTTGAGGTATTTAAGATTCCACTATCACCACAAACAACATAAGTATTGTTTCCAAAGGTGAGTGCTCTAATAATATTACCACCAAAACCAGCAGTTCTTAAAGTCCAAGCAATTGCATCAGTAGAAGTTATTAGTGTCCCATTACTATCACCAGCAACATAAGTATTATTTGCAAAAGTAAGAGCAGTAATAGTACTAGTAAAACCAAAAGTTCTTAATACCCAAGTAATTGCATCTGTTGAGGTATTTAATCTTCCACTAGTGCCACCAGCAACATAAGTATTGTTTCCATAAGTAAGTGCAAGAATATTATTACCAATAAAGTTAGTAGTAGTTCTTAAAGTCCAAGCAATTGCATCTGTTGAGGTATTTAAGGTTCCACCATCACCACCAGAAACATAAGTATTGTTTCCAAAAGTAAGTGCAAAAACAGAAACAGCACCAAAACCAGAAGTTCTTAAAGTCCATTGAATGGTAGAAGTAGTATTTCCACCAGCAACATAAAGACTATTTGCATACAATAAGGCATTAATCGTTGCATTACCAAATCCAGAAGTTCTAAATTCCCAAGAAAGTCCATCAGTAGAAGTGATAAGGTCTCTATTGAAACCATCATAGTCAGTATATCCAGCAACGATACGGTTTGAATCTCCAACTGCAAAGGAGTTAATGGTTTCTACATTTGAGTTTGTGGTTCTTAAAATCCAAACAATTTCATCTGTTGAAACTGAAAAATAAGCACCGAGTCCTGTGGAGGTTAGTGTGGTGGATG